GATCTGTAGAGCAATCTTCACATGATCCTAAATCAGAAAACATTTTATTTACACAACATTTTATTGTTCCATAAACCCATGCAAAACTACTTGCACTTAACCATTGATCATTTACTTTTACTCTATATTGTATTTTATAAATACCTTGGGTCATCACATCACCTGCCGCACCATTTAAATAACTCATATTTATATTAAAAGTACATCCATTACCACAGGGTAAAGAAGAGCCTAATATAGATGAAGGTATTACAAAACTATCATCAGATCCAGGAGGAATTATTAAAATTTCTACATCCTGTATATTTTGAAGTAATTGTCCAGTCCATCCTGATTGAGTTACAGGAGCTTGTCCTGTTGTATCTGTAAATACTATACTTGTACCATTACATGATTCTACTGCTGAAAAATTTATTGTTACACTTGCCATTAAACAATTATATTAAATACAAGTATAGGGGGATTTCTCCCCCTTAACTTGTAAGATTAAATTTATTACACTACGTAACAAACAGTCACATCTAAATCACCTGCGTTAAATGTTCCAGTTGTTGTTATAGAGATAACACCACCCTGAACTGCATCTAATGCTAATGGAGTAACTACTGCTGAACTATCTTGCTTATTTGCTGCATTCAAGTCTGCAAGTACTACTACTGGTGTAAGATCAACATGAGTTCCTCCTGCTGGTCCTATATTTGCAATAATATTAGTACCATTTGTTAATGCTACATTAGCATACATATAAACACCTACTATCGTTGCTTTTGGTGGAATAATTACAGTACTGTCATAGTCACCTGCTGCTGTCGAACTAAATACGAAATTAGCTGTAGCACATTGAACTTCTCTGTTTATTCCTTTGCTTTTTATTGTTGGAGCTGCCATTATATTAAAATTTTATTAAGTTAAACAATTAATTAAAGTACTACTGCTGGGAAATTACCCGCACATGAGTTAAACCATGGATTTAATTCATTTTGTAATGCTGTCTGCATTGCAGTTCCTGCATTATTTAAAGCTATAATAGTCATTTCTGGACTAGCCATATCTTTATTTAAATTAGCAGAAGCATGCATATCATCATGAAGAATAGTATACATATCATACTCAACTCCTGATGTAGCATATACTGGGTATGAAGGAATAGGGAATTTCATTAAATTCGTAACACCTTCTTCTCCTAAGTTCTTTCTTTCAAGATCTGATACATGTTCATAAGTACCTGTACCAAATGCTGGATCTGTTGAATAAGTAACTGCAGTAGTTCCTCCATCAATAAATCCACCTTCTACGGTAACCTTAAAATATACTTGCTCGTATCCATCAATTATTTTATAAGTTTGAGCTATACTAGTCAAACTTAAACCATAATCTGCACCATTATTTGTAGATGCTGCAACTACATAATCTTTAGCAATAGGGTCAGCATTAATTAATGCTACAAACTTAGCAGATATGTTAGCAACTGTATCTGAAGCTGTTGTAGTATAATTAAAACGTCTTACTAATTGTCTTTCTGATCCTTGTACTTTATCGAATCTAAAAATAATAGACATTGAATATTCTGTACTATTTACTAAATTAATATCCAATGTACCTGCACCTACGTTACCTACATGAGTAACTTGTTGAGTTGGTCCTGCATATACAGCCCCCATCCATTTATGCACTTGCGAGCCTTGGATTTTAGCTGAAAATTTAGGAGCAACACCTGCTGGTGTACCTTGGGCTATATAGATATAAGGAGCATCTGCAATAGTTTCACCTGCTGCTAATCTCGTCATATCTGGTTTAAAAGCTGCTATTTCTCCGTCAGCTAAATCTGATACAGCTGTACCAGCTGATCGGGCTACATTTTTCCCGATTAAAATTTTATAATTTTCGTGTCTCATTATAAATCTTTTTTAAAAATTAAACAATATTTTATTCTTGTGACATTTGTTCAACCATATGAGTTTGGAATCTTGGGTTAGCTGTATTTTCTAAAGCCATACCAACTGCCATTGTAACAATTTCAGTATGTGTATGATTAGCCAATTCACAATCTATACCCTCAGATAAACTCATAGTTATAGGTTCTTTCAAATATCTTAAAAAGTATTTGTCAATAGACAAAGATCCATCGCTTATTAGCTCTGAAAAATTTTGGTGCATTAATCTAACAATTTGATTTCTATCAGGTTTATTAAAAGGATCTTTAATAATCTTATTATAATCATCATGTTGAATAACTTTAACACCTACACGATCTGTTACTAAACTACCATTGCAGTCCATATAACGAATTTCACATTCTTCGTTAATAGCAAACCAATAATCTTGAGGTAATTCAAATAATACACCATCAGGCTTTTCGGCCCCAGTAGGAGCAGTAGGTTCTATCATAGTTTGTATAATAGTTTCCCTTAAATCATCCGTCCTTTTCTGTGTTTCCTCAAACGTTTCATCTCTAACATCGTGCGAATATCTTTGCTTAACAAATTTGTCTTGTGCTTTATTTAACCACAAGTCAATTTCTTCAGGTTCAAAGTTAGGGTAGTTAAGACTATCAGTCTTATCTAACCCCACCTTGAATTCTATGTGCATTTCTGCTATCGTCATTATTTACTTTTTTTACTAGCTTGTAATTTTGATTTCAGGGATAACACAATATCCTGATTTTTAGGACTCTTTAAATATCCAACTGCAGTTTCTATATCATGTCCTATAGGATTATCACCGAACATATAATGTCCACCTCTAATTCTAAGAGCATTAATAGCAACTAAGTCTTCTATAAAAACCCTAGTTTTGAAATCCGCAATTCCTATAATATTATTAAATTCTTTAGGATCTTTTTCAATGATATCATTTAATGTATTTTCAACTAAAGTATCAGAAGCGTTTTCAGCTCTTTTACCCATTAATTTTAATACATCTCTCATTTCTTTAGTCGTTAAAGAACTAAATTTCTTATAAGCTTTACGTTTTTCTTTGACAACTAAGTTGTCTTTTTTAGCATCTTCTTCCGCATCATATAAAACATACTCTGCTTTAGGAGTTGCTGATAAGTCATTTACTGAATTGGCTACTCTTTTACTAGCAAATAAAATCTTATAATCTAGAAAATCTTTTGGATTATCTAATTTTAAAGTTTTTTGTTTGTCTGTTAAAACAATAGTATAATCTCTCCAGTAAGTAGAATATTTATTTAACGTGCCATTCTGTAGACTTAATTTCTTTTCAAGTTCCTTTTCCTCCTCTTCTGTAAGACCGGTAGCATAGCCAGCACGTCCGTACTGAGCTATGACCGTATCTTTACATTTAGGGAATCTATGATAACCTGACCAGCGATGTTTCTCTACTGACTTCACGATTACAGTACCTTTTGCCATAATTATAAATTAAAAATTAATATTAATTACCTGCTGCATTAGTACAAACTAACTCACCACATGCCATTGGGTTTTTGATCATGATACCACATTCAGTTAACATGTGTACTGAATAACCGTCAAGATTATCAGAACGCATAGTGTTTACTGATTTAGCTGTGTTACCAAATGGATCAACAGAACCTGCTGTATGCCACATGATATCCTTAGATCCTTTTTTATGAACTGTTTGGATATTTGATTCTCCACCAGCCATTCCAAAATCTAAGAATGTAAATCTGTATGATTCTAAAGGTCTACCCGTTTCAGCGTGTAACTGTCTATTGATAACAGTATTATCATATAAAGGTAAATGTTTAAGAGTAATCTTAGTTCCATTTAATCCCATATATGTTTTAAACTGTCCACCTAATGCAAGGTTTTGTCCACTACCAGTTACAAATTTAGAATCTACTAAAGTCCAATTAGACGCAGCTGTTTTCATAGCTTTGTCAAACTCAGCAAATCCATATTCACCAGTAAATGCAACAAAATCTCTAGATGATTCTGGAGACACGTTGTAAGATAGATCAATTAAAAAGTCTCTAATGATATCTTCAGTTAATGTAGTATAATCACGTTTATTAGCTGGAGCAATTTGCTCTCTAATACCCGCTCCCTCATAAACTGGAAGTCCATTATTTCCTAACATATCAGTTACTCCATTTGAAGCACTTGAGAAAGTTGAGTACCAATAAGCTCTTTCAATCTCTCTGTACCATTGTGCCATTGCTTCCCACTCAGCATATCTAGTCCAAACCGTAGATTTTTTTCCAGGGTTATTAGGATCAGATAACTGAATAACAAGCGCATCAGTTGCTGCACTTCTAGTTACAGTATATGATTTTCTTAAAGTAGTCATATGATTTCTCATTTTGAAAGGAGAGCTGAAAGTTGTATTACCTCCAGTAGAGAACTCAGGAACAGTTGTATATTCCTTAGAAAACTCTCTTCCAGCTTTGATTAAATCAGGATCCATAAATTTTGCTGGATCTGGGCTCGTTAGTTTTAACGTATATACCCATGCTGAACCATCAAAATAAGGATCTTCCATTACTCTTACTCGATATGATCGATCATCTGCCACAAGAACTTCTTGATTAGCGAACCATTTTTCCGCAAATTTTACACGGAATGTAGTTCTGTTTAGACCAGGCTGTACGCCTCCGTCTCCTAAGTTTGCTACTACAGCGATAGACTTTTCATCATCACCTTGTAAATACCAATCATATTCTCTATTCCCCAATTCTTTCGTTCTTCCCATACCTGATGTAAGATATTGAATTGGATTAGAACCCTGCATTCCAAAAATTCGAGTAACTAAAGTACTCATAACTTCTGGCTCAGTTAAATATGCTGTAGACAAGTGATTTTGTTGTGTCAATCCTGAGTGCCACTTAGTTTTATAAAGTTGCAATCCATTTATAGCCATTCACTTATTTTTTAAAAATTAAACAATTATTATTACTTGACCGCTTTTTGGAACAAACTAAAGTCAACATCTTCACTTGATCTCGTTCTAGATTTACTTTTAAGTTTCTTAGTAGAAACACTAGAAGCTCTTTCTAAACTTTTTCTAAGTGATGAAGTAGCTTTTGTTCGCGCCTTTTTTTCAACCTTGGAAAAATCAAAGTTGTTAAAATATAACCAAGCCATTTTCAACTGTGCGTCTGGATCCTTTTCAGAATCTGTGACCAACTTTGTTTTTCCAGTCTTGCGGTCAGCTTTAGTTATATATTCGAAAAAATCTTTCTTCTGTTTTTTAGAAATAGGGAATCCCGCTATTTCTTCTCTTTTATCTATATCAGTTTCTAAATTAGTAAGAAATTCTTTATATTGTGCCTCTCTTTGTTCATTAGCTTTCTGTTGCTCTTTTATTAAATTAGCACGTTCAGCTTCTTGATGTTTCTGTAATTTAGCTAAAGATCTAGAAGCTCTTTTGGCAAGAACTCCTCCATCTAATAAATCTTGAACTTCATCTATAATTTCTTCTTGAGAGTATCCTTCTCTTCTCATTAATTCAGCTACAAGTTGCTTTTGCATATTCTCATTTTTTTCAATAGCCTTTTTATCTATACGATTAAAATCTACATCAGAATGAGCTCTAACAAAATGTTGAGGATCTCCTCCCTGCTCTACATAGTTGATAAATTCTTTAGATGTAGGATCTAGAGAATCTTTATATTTCTCTATTCCTTTCTTTATTTGATCTTCAACTACTTTTGCAAGACCCTCTTCAGAATCTTCAAAATCTTCATCACTATAATCTACAATACCTTCTTCTCTTAAAAAGTTTGCAACAACAGCTATTTCAGAAGGAGCTTCATCTGAAACTTCTTCTTTAGAAGTTTCTTCTGCTTTTACTTCTTCTTCTTTTTCTTCTTTTTCTTCAACTTCTTCTAATTCTTTATATTGAATTTCTAAATTATCAGAAGAAAGTTCTTCAACATCTTTTGATTTTGATTCTGTCTTTTTTTCAGGAGTTTCAGTTTTATCTTCTATTCCTGTATCATCACCTAAGGATTCTCCATCAGGTAAATCTTTAATTTCTAAATTATCTTGCGGTACCATTGTATCCCCAGCAAGAATATTAAAACCTTCAAAAGGTTTTTCTTCATTGGTTTCTTTACTCATAATTAAATATATTTAACATAATTTCACAAAAATAAAATTAAATTCCAATAAAACAATTCTTTTTTTAAAAAAATCTAATTTTTTTTACATTTATTATAGCGGTTTATCGTTTACCACCATCATACACTACAGCATGACCTTCTTTAACTAATGTGTCATTTATACACACTTGTGTTAGAACATCTTTGCCTGCTAGTTTATTAATATGCAACCTTCCAAGAACCCTACCATATTTACCAAGTTCTTCAGATTGCAGCTCAAAACAATTAGCAGCTCCTTCCAGAATATCTATAAGTCTTTCCTTAGCAGCTAATCCTAATTTTTTCTCTACTTTATTTCTTGTTCTAGATTCTGGAGCATTAATACCAGCAAGACGAATTCTCTTCTTTACATGGACATCAAAACCCAAATCTATATCAGCATCAATGGTATCTCCATCAACTACTCTTATTAATTTTGCATTATATCTATACATTAGTCTAAATTGTATCTAAAATTCATATCTGTATTTTTAAAGAAAGTTTCTCTATCTTCATATCCTTCAGTAACTTTATAATCCCAATCTACACCACGTACTGAAGGTTGATGTTTATTCTTTCCTGATATATAATCATTCCAATTAGTCCATAATAATTCACCTTTATCATTTGTTTTAGTTGGACTACATGTTATACAATATACATCGGTCAAACCATCATATTTACCTCCTTGTATTGGATTTTCTTTTCTAAATTGAACTGGGTCTAATATATACCTAGAATAAAATCTACCCTCCCTAGGTAAAGAATCGTCATATCCCCAACCTGGATTATCCTCTGATCCTACTAATTTATTTGGATTATTTTTAAAATATTTTTGAAAATTATATCCATGTCCCATATTATAAGCTAACATAGCTCTATATTTTTTTTCGTTTGCATTTGGTGCGTCTACAATATAAGGCCTATCCATTAACCAATCTAAATAAGTTGCTTGAAAGTATCTAGCTATTACCGGATCATTTGGATCAGCATCTTCAGGTAAATATCCTCTTTCTATCCACATATTCCATGTTCTAGGTAAAGTTTGAGCTAATCCAAAAGCACCTGCAGAACTTGTTCTAGGATCACCATCTTGAAGTTGTAAATAGTTTTCTTTCCATAACATATTATTTAACTCTTCATCAGTAAACCATTTATTCTCTATTTTATCTAATTCTTGATTATACCATTCTTTACTAAATTTCTTTATTTTTTTTTCATCATCACCATTATTCTGAGGTTTTAAAGCCATTAAAGATTCCATTAATGTAGACTCTTCATTTGTGGAGGTAGGAGGAGTCGAACCTCCGTATTCAAAGCGGGGTACATCACCACGCGATGACAAACCAAATCTACCCCCATGTCTAGCTCGTGCTCTGCTATGTCCATATTTAGCACGTACTCTATAATTATCAGATCTAGTTCTAAACTTAAGAGTATCCATCAATGGATCTCCTGTTGTTGTCATTCTTCCACCATATCTAGCTGTTACAGTCTGCTGATTTTGTAGATCATCTATATTATATTTTTCAAAAAAATTTTTTATAATTTTTTTATTCTTTTCTGTTATAACATTCATAAGATATCTAATATTCATATCTTCATCTATAAATTTAGGATCATCATGACGATATTCAGGAATTCTAAACCTTTCTATAAATCTTTCTAAAGGTAAAGTAAGTTTTCCATCACCAAATGAATCTAAATATTCTCGCCAATGTTCAGCTGTCATCTGCTCATATCTATAATCATATATACCTTTATCTAGCATATCTTGTCTTATAGCTCCCATATCAGCATGAGTCTCTTCTGTATCCTCAAGATGACCTCCTTCGTTAGAAAAATTTAGAGCACTAAGCATTCGTTTTTCTCTTTCTGGTAAATAATGTGAAAATCCATGATGGCCTATTTCATGTGCTAAAGTTGATTTAATATTATCAACCCATTGTGGATGTATTTGATCCATATATGGACTAACAGTTACAGTTCCTAAAAGATCCTTCCATCTAGGATCATCAGGATTTTCATTTGCCATTCTTAAAATAGAGTTTATTTCTTTTTGATTCATTTTTGCACCTACATCATCCCATTCAAAAGGATAGTCATAATAACCCTCTCCCTGTGTACGATCATAATAATTTTTTGTAGAATAAAGCTCTTTATGTATATTTGGACCTATTTTAAATGGCCATGCATATCCACCAGTAGTTTCATGATCTCCTATTTTTCTTCTACTATATATTGCATTTACTAAATTTGGGTATTTACCTGCCTCTTCACTATCTAGAAACTCGTCTAAATTCTTATATTTTTTTGTTATATCTTTATAATTTAATATATCTGGATTAGCTTCATAGAATGCTGCAAGATGTTTTTGTTGATTAACTACATTATCACGTTGTCCAAGAAAAGTTAAATTTCCAAGCGCATCTGTAAATAAACTCTTTTGATTTTTCCAAGATTTTCTTGGTATATTATCAATAAATCTACTATCAAAATCTAAAAAAGAATCTTCACCCATCCATTCATCTAATAATTCTTGTTCCTGATTATACTGTGTATATTTATTATTAATTGAAGGATATACTGAAAGAAAAGGAGTATTCTCTATAAACTCTCCTGAATATCTTCTCTCAGCTAAACTATCTGGATCTGTATAATACTCCATTAAATCTGAAATATAATTTCTATCAGGAACATTCATAGGATTGAATTCGTTTTTCATATAATCAGACATTATAGGATTTGGCCAAACTCTTATATCCTTTCTTAAACCTTCAGTATCAATTTCATTAGAACCTTTACCTGTTATATAACCACGTTCATCTACTAAATTTGGATATTTTGAATGTAATTCTTTTTTCTGTTGCTGAAAATATTTTTCTGGATTTTCTATACGGTCTTTTTCTTCCGCAGTTAATTTACTATCTTTCCTAGATATTTTATTAGCTTTTAGTTGATTTAATAACTTTCTAAAAACTCCAGGTTTTTTATTACCACCATTTTCATAACGTCTCCTCATTAATCTTTTTTATATGGTTTTATTTCTCCTTCCATTTGAAAAGGATTTTCTTCTACCTCTTCTTCTCCTTCTTTTTTTCTTTGTAAATTATATCTAAATAAAGATTGCTCTTTAAACTTTTGCATTTCTCTCGCATGACGTTCTTTAAGAGCTTCTGGACTTTCAAACATCCATAGAGGATTTCCACCAGGTTCAGTTCTATATGGTATAAAGAAATTCATAAGAGGAGAATATTGATCATGATATTCTATATTAGGATTTCTACCACCGCTAGGTCCAAATAACCAATTATATCTATTTGTTACTCCTGATTGATATCTATCATATTCCGTAGAAATCGTACTTCCTCTATGCCCCCACCATATCATTCTATCTGAAATAATAGGTTTAAATGTTGGATTCCATGAACTTGTAGTTTTTAAATATGGATTAATTCTATAATTTAATGCATTTCTAAGATTTGCTTGTTGTATATTAACATTAAATAAATTTGGATTTTGATAAGGTGTCCATAACTGACCCATACCTTTATTACCAAATAAGTTATTAAAATAATTTGATTGGTTAAGACCTGCTTGATTTCCATATATACCTTTACCTCCTAATACACCACCTCCTAATTCAGGAGCAGTTCTATACATTTTTAAATTAGGATCCCATCTCATTTGTTGATGAGTCATATATCCTCTATTATTTAATAAGAATGGTGAACCTCCTTGAATGTTAAAACCTTTTGTAGAATATTTACCAAACTGAGGACCAAATAATAAACCCTCTCCTGGAGATTGAGATAAAGTTTTATTTAATTTTTTATTCCAATTAGCAAGATTTCTTTCAGCACCACCTCTATAACCTTTAAAAAGAGTTAATCTAGTAGGGTCAATACCTTGACTATATTTAAAAGTATAAAAAGCTGCAGGATCAAACTGGCCTGCAGGAATTTGTCCTCCCTTTGTTTGATTAACCCAATTACCAGTCATATGTGCAAAGTTGGGATTAAGTTTATTATTTTGTGCTATATTAGCTGCTCTAATATTAGCATTAAAAGTACCAGCCGCTGGGCCTACATTATAATAAGTTCCAAAAGGACCTTTAGGCATAAGAGCAGCAGACCAATCTTTCCAAAATATATTTCTAGGATCTAAATCTTTCAGCCTAACACTTCCTAGTTTTCTCTTTATATTTGCAAGATTACCAAAATCCATTAATTTACCCATACCTGTTGTACTACCTTTTGGCCAATTATTATATAAGGTTATAGGATTATATGCTTTTACTATACTAGCAAATTGACCTACTTTATTTTTAAAAGGAGAAATTATATTATTTTTCCAGAATTTCTTTTTAAATAATTTAGGAAAATGTTTTATATCTTTAAGAGCTCCCCATCCTCTTCCTCCTACACCCCATATAAATTCACCAGGCCCATTACTTGCTATCATCATAGATTTTGGAATGGGATTACCCTCAGGATCATACCCTCCCATAAACATAAAATCATGAGGTTCTCCATTTTTTGTCCAATCCCCGCTATATTGTACACCACCTTCTGGTGTAAAAGTTATTCCCATATTAGAACTCATAAAACTTGCAACATCATTATTAAAAGCTTTATATACATTATATTCTTCAGGACTAAAACCTATTGTATCAAGAAAGAAAGAATCGGGTGCACCTGTTAATCGAAGATTCATTCTTTCTTTTTCAGATAAACTGCCTATATATGCATCCATTTTATTAATTACCGAATCCGCTAATTTATCATTTTCTTTCCAATATTTTTGTGTAGCAACTCTATTAAATAATTCAGTAAGATCTATACCAAGATTAGCAGCCATAGGCCATTTTTTATTTAATACCTCATGAGGTACTGCCCAAGAACCATCTGCATTTCTTATTAAAGCTGAAAGAGGATCATTATAAAACCTCTTCATTTCTCTATAATATTTATTTGATTCTGATCTACGTATTGATTTATCTTTTTTTACATTTGAATAAAAAGCCTCATAATTTCTCATGAATTCTCTTTTCTGCTTAGGATCATTTAAATCAAAATCTGTATCTATAGATTCTAAAAACTCATTCCAACGTAACATTTCTTCGCCTGCCATACCTCCCTCAGTATAACTATCAAATCCATAAAAATCTGCATAATCAGAATGTAGACCTTTATCTCTTAGTACACTTGAATCTCCTGCTCTGTTTCTTTCTTTTCCTACTTCCCAAAAAGCATCATCAGGAATCTTCCAAAAATCAGACCAGCCTTGTGCAGGTAATCCTACAGTATTAAGCAGAAAATTTTCTGGATCAATAAAAACTTCATCTTCTGGATGAGGAGGTGGTCCACCATGACTCATCTTAGATCTGCCTCTAGGTACTAGATATTTATTATTTTTTCTTATTAGATTCATTAGCCTTTTTGGTTTTTGCTGCTGTTTTCTTTATACTTTCATTAGCTCTATTTGCTCTTTTCTTTTCTGCTAACTCTTCTCTTTTTAATTGAAGATCTGCTTGATTCTTTTCTCTAGCTGCTCTATCTCTATTAGCAGCATCTAATCTGGCAACTTCACTTCTATCAGTATTATCTACATAACCATCATTATTATGATCTGCATCTGCCATCCTTGCTTCTGCTGCAATTTCTGCAACTCTGATCTTAGTATCAGAATCTAATTGCTTTCTTGCATCTTCTCTATCTTCTTTTTCTCTTTCTAATTGAGCTTGAGCTTCAGCTTGTTGTTGCTGCATTTGTTGAGCTTGCTGTTGTAATTGTTCTTCTCTTTGTTTTTGCTCTTCTTGAGATGTTTTTAATTTTGTTCTCATCTTCGCCATAGATTCAGTAGTTAATACATCTGCTACATCAGAGAATCCTATAGATCCAGATTGTAATGCTGCTTGAGCTAATTGTTTCATAGACTCTACATTTCTATCATCTTTAGAAGAATTACTTACAAATACACCATAGTTAGTTTCAGAAAATGTATCTGCTTCTATATTCATAAAACTTCTTGTCATATCATCCATAATGTACTGAAGTTTTTTTCCAGATCTCCAAGCCATCTTAGCTACATCTACTAATGCTTGTAATACTCTTTTTTTAACTTCTCCATGATTATAAAACCAATATTCTGTAATATGAGATGATTGTACTACTGCACGTTCTGTATTTCCTACTAATTCTGAAGTCTGTACTTGTCCTTGACGTTGTCTAGAAACTCCCGAGAGTTCACCAACTTCGACCTTTATCTGCTCTAATAATTGGACATGGGTATTTATATAGTTACCCATAGAAAGGTCTATAGACTGAAATTGGTTAAATGGAGCTGCTTGTTGGGATCTATTACCCTCCTCTCGGGAGTTAATAAACATAACTCCTAATGCTTCTAAATAGTACATCCACTTTGAAACGTCCCACCCTTCAGAAGAAGGTATCTGTGCAACATCCATTAAAGCGACTTTACCTTTAGATTTAGCTAGAGCTAATTCAGTTCTATAATAAACAATATTATATAAATATTGATAAGGCTTCATTCTATCAATTAAAGAAATAGATTCTGAATTTCTTTCATTGTAAATATATCCTACATAACCAGATTTGACTATACTAGGATTATCCATATCTCTTCTTTGATTTTCTTTAGGCCTTATATTAACGTAAATATCTTCAGCTATTTTTGTACCTTCCCAATACTCACTTATCCAATGCCATTTTAAAGTTACACCATCAAATTCCCATTCTCCTGTATCTTTATTTTTAACTGCATTATCAGGTATTTCAAATATTTCATCTACAATATCTTCATTTATTTGACCCTGTTCATCTACCATTTTTATGAATCCTACTTTTCTCATAGATTTCCATTCGCATTGAATAACTCTAATCATACCATCTTTACGATAAGATCTTATAGCATCAGGATCAAATGTACCTCTTGCATCATAATTTATTATATTAAATTCTGAATAAGGATAATTTAATCCATTATTATCCATATGACTATCTCTTCCTGAGTATCCTTTTTCTAAAGCATCTATTTCTCTAGGAGTTAAATCATCATGAAATTCATCTATAACAGTAGATAAAGTTAACCATCTTTCTTCTATTATAGATTGAGCATCTTCAATATGTGGAGAATCAGGATCTAAAATAACTCTAATATCTAATGGGTTACAAAGTCTAACTACAGGTTCTCCTGAAACTTCTCCTACCCAATATATTTCTTCTCCCGCTACTAAAGCATCTTTAAAACCAGCATTAAACTTACTTTCAATACTTTGTTGTTTAACTAAATATTCTAAAATACTTTGACCTTGCATTTCGCGTATATCCTGGTAATCATATTTCATATATTTCTCAACTTGATCTGGAGTAGGTATTTCCATCATCTTAGCTCTTTCAGGATCTACTTGTTCCATCTTAGCTCTTTCTTCTGCCATTTGTTGTTGTTGTTCTTTAGGAATAATCATATCATAAAGAAACTGCAACATCATTTCTTTCTTCTTTCTTTCCATTTCAGATATAGCATCAGGATCATGAGTTATAACTTTAAAGTTAAAAGGTCTCTTGATTTCTTCTCCCATTAATAATTGGATCTTAGGAGATATAATATCATAGTGTTGAAGGTTGGCTGGGAATTCATCCTTATTATATCCATAAGGATTTATAACGTACTCAAAATCTTTTTGATCTAATGTACCATTATACAAATCATAATTGATTTGTTTTCTATGTCTAGATGATCTACCATTATAAGATATATCACTATACGTAACTTTTTCTAATTCATCTATACAAGATTTACCCCAATTCTTAGTCTTTTTAGATCTGCTAAGTTTCTGTTTTGGCAAGTCTTCTAGTATATAATTTGACTGTTTATCCATTATCCAATTATCGTTAATTTACAAAAATATGTAAAATATACAAAATCGCAAATATTTTAAAAGGTTTTTTTAGTCTTCTTAAATAAAGAAGATCTCCAAAATTTATCACCTTCACTAAATTTAAATTGCGCCTCTAAATCAATATGATAGTTTTCATGACTATGTAATATACATAACATAAATGCTATTACACGGTCAAAGTTACCATCTTTCTCATAAGCTATCAACTCCTGAATTAAAGGAATTGAATATATACTATGGAGATTTAATTGATCTCCTTCTTCAGTATCTGCTCGTTTTTCTAACAACCAATCTCTTAAATAAATTTCACATTGTACTTTAATAGGTTGGCTCATATGAACACCATATCCTCTACTTACCGTAGATCTATTTACAATATCTTTTAATATATTTGGTTGTGGTTTTAACAAATGAAGACATTTTTTTTGCTCAAAATATATCTTCAATCCTTTTAAGTTATTCTCATACAAACTCTGTGCATTATAATAAGTTAAAAGCTTTCTAACATTTTCATAATATTCTTTAGCTGTTTCAGGTCTACCTGTATATTCTGCTACAGGAATATTATAAGTTTTATCAAACTTCTGAAATGTTTTATATATGAAAGTACTTCCTAAAGAACTAGTAGTAGAATCGTCCTGATCATAAGGGTCAGTTCCAGCTATGTATAATCCATAAGGAGTATTACCATCATTATCTCTAAAAGGATGTTCCCATATTACAACACATCCTGTTTTATCATCTGTAGGTTTAATTGGGAATTTAGTTATAGGTTTTAATTCTATATTAGGCATCCATTTAACTATATCCTTTTCCCAATACAGCTCTCCTAACATAGCCATGTCTTGAGCTTTCTTAGTTACTTCTAATTCTCCTAACCAAGCATTCAACTCAATAGTTGGGAATATATTTCCACTACTTTTTAGAAATGCTTCTCTAGGAGTTTTAGGAGATTGTGTAATATACTTTTCCCATGTAGTTCTTGAATCTGTAGTTTTAATGATCTTTCTTTCTTGATCTAAAAATTCTTCTGCTGCAGCTCTATTTGAGTTACCTTCTTCATCTACCATAGAAACTACATCACCATTTTCTAAAGTAACTTTTCCTGGTTTATACCACATATCATCTATAAAGAACCCACAATTAGTTCCAGCTCCTCCTTCATCCCATACATTTTCAAATGGTCTTAACCAATATTTATCAGGGTTATAAAACATTTCTGCAAAATCATTTGATCCTCCTTCCATATCACCACCCGTTCCGAATATTAATGGCATACCAATCATTACATTACCATCTCTAAATACAGGTGCTGTAATCATATATGCATTTATAAGATTAGGAAATTTACCAGCTTCTTCCCATAACATAAGATCGGCAGTTTTACCAATAGCTGCTGAAAAGTTATCTTTAAATGTTAATGTAAAAATTTCACTATTATATCCATTCCATACTTCTTTACCTTCTACTATTTCTTTGAATCTAGCTTTAACAAAATCTCTACGATCTGGATTTCTACGTTTCGCCCATGCTGTATGTTTGTTTAAAAAGTTAATCATTTCTAAACTCATGGCCATTGTAGCACCACCATATTCATTTAAATATGCACCAATAATACTTGTAGAATCCTTAAAGAAATTATATTGATGAACACATAGAGCACCATTCTTATATGAGAAACCTTTACGTCTCGCTTTAGCTACTATCATACCTTGACCATTTTCTCTTGCTTTTTCACATTCGTCAAAATAATAATAATCCATATCTAAAAAACTTGGAAAGGTTAAAATCTTCCTTTCCAACTTTCCTTTTTTTACAGTAGCTTTTATTTGTGTAAAATTAAGATAGAAATAATGAGGTCCTGTTATTCGGACCCCACCTACTTCGAATCCTTCCAAACACCTTCTAGTTTGCTCATCCCAATATTCTCTATATGCATAGGTTCCTGGGGGAGAATTTGTGTAATAGCCATTTTTTAAAAAACTTCTAGCTTCACACGAAAACTCCCTGGTATTAACAAACGAAGGAATTTGACCGAAATGATTCATTTTTTCTTAGCAACTTTTTCAAATCCACTAATACCAAAACATCCGAGTACTACCCAGACAAATGAATCATATACAAATTCATTTATAACTAGATCATGTCCTACTGATCCTGTTACTAAATCGATTACCATTACAATAATCATTATTAAAAAAGCCACGAATCCTACGATAGCTTTTTCATTCCAATCATTGGAATCTTTAAAAATTTCCATCATACTAATTAAATTTATTTAACATTAAAGTATCTATAGAATGCTGAACAGTTTTTTTGTCCGCATCTAATTTAAACATAACATTAGCATTAAACCTTTCTTTTTCTTCCCCACTTTCAAAAATTATAACAGTAGGTATAGCACTAACATTATACATTGATTGAACATCCATATACATAGAAATATCTATTCTATAAACTTTACAATCTTTTAATTTTGATAATTCTTTAAATTCATTAGCAGAATTCCACGATGCCCAAAACTCAACCGCTACTATATTCTTTGCTATTTTTGATTTAAAATTATCTGAATTTAACATTTCTTGACCTATACAATTATTCAATCCAAATAGTATCAAAAAACTAATTATAATTCTTTTCATTTTCTTAATAGTTTTATTTCATCCTTAAGTTCATCAAGGTCTTTTATTAATTGATCAATTTGATTACGAGCCATTTGATCTTTCATATTAAACTCCATACGAGTTGGAGGCCATGTATTACTAGCAGCTGGATCTCCCATATCTATTGTATATGTACCTGTTCCTGGTTTTGGCATTTCTAAAGCTCTTTCTACTTTATCTTCTAATTCTACAAACTTAGAATTTATAGTACCCATTAAACCAAAGTAAGCAGATATAACACTAGCAACTCCTACTACTATACCTATTAAAGTTTTTATACTTATTTGAAATTTACTTTCTTCTGAGAGTTCTTTTGCCATTATTTTGTTATTAAATATTTAACTTTTCCACTTTGAATATATAATCCATCTGGCTCTCTAATAGCTTGTCCTAATAAATTATACATTATATTATTATCTTTAGAATTTTCTATTATATCAGGAATATTAGATGAACAAGGAAGTCCTGTGTCACAATCTAAATATTCTGTTATTACAACATCTACATATTCTATTATAGTATCAGTTGTAAAAAACTCTACATATTCTATTTCTACTATAGTATCAAATACAATTACATCTACATATTCAATAACATCTACAAATAATGTATCTAATACATCTTCGTATATAGTTACTGTATCTGTTACAAATATATACTCAGGTACAAATGTTTCTACTTCTACTGTATCTATTAAGATCTGAGTTATATATTCAGTATTATATATTGTATCTATTTGAAAGATTGTTTCATATATATAAAATGGAACCTCTAGAGTATCTGTTTCAAAAACATATTCTATTACATCTACATATACTGTGTCACAATCTGGTGGAGGTGGTATACAATCCATAGGTGAAGTTGGTACTACATCAGCTCCCTCATCACTGGCATCGACACAATCTACCCACCCATCATTAATCCATTGAGTAACAACGCATCCATCAGGTGCATATTGAGTCCAATTTGCTGGATCATCTCCACAATAAAAACCTTCTTGTTCAGCACAGTCTAAACATAATTGCTGAAAATCAAATTGAGAATAAGCAAACGAGCTTATTAACAAAAGTATGTATATTATATTCTTCATTATTTTAAAATATTAAATAGTTAAACCCAAACCTTACATCGAAAATTTCTTTACCCCAGTAACGCATATGTGTTCCTTCTACAAACATTCCTAAATGTCTATTAAGTCTAGCACCTAATACTATACCTGCATCCCATTCTAATAGATCTAAACCATCTTCATATTCATAAGAATATTTATCTAATCCATAATGAAAAGGTAATACATTACCCCATGCATGTAACCAAAAATTCTCTGTCCATTTATAATAAGCTACTCCAAATACAGTGCTTATTTCTTTCTGCAAACCAAGTCTAGAAAGCTCTTGTTCATTAAATGATGCTACAGCATCTCCAAAATAATGCTTAAAAAACTCATCATCACTTGTTGCAACTAATTCTTCTCCTTGAAACCAATGCCATTCTCCTTGTACATATTGTGTAGAATATCCAAAATCTTCAGCTAGATCTTGGAATGTTGATTCACCTGGTACCCAAAAATCTTCTATAGGATTTATTCCGTATGCAGGATGCACTCTCATTACTGCACCTGCACTTATATCTATATTACCTTTATTCCATCTATATCTTGTATCAAAAGAAGTATATTTTAAATCTACTCTTTGGTTATCTTTGTACTGGAATTTTGTGACGCATTTAGTTCCCAAGTATCTAATCCAGTAATCCTGATCAGTAAACTTTTCACCACGATTACGTATAAAAGAATAATTAAACAAATACTCCCAACCATTAGCATTACCAATAGTAACGTCATCTGAAACATTTCTTTCATCACCATAATACCATGTTTTAACTTTGTATTCATAATCAAATCTTGCTATTTTACGAAGGCCTACCGTTATATTAAAATCATAAGGATTGACCTCCGTTACATCCTCATAACCTTTATTTACCGCAATATAATCCTCTCTTTCTGTCATTGATGTTCCCATTGACATCGATGAATAAAAGGTTGAGTATTTAAAAAAATTATTCTGTCCTGTTGCAAAACTAAAACAAAATATTAATATGTATAAAATTCTTTTCATTATCTTCCTTGTCTATTATATTTTTTAAAATAATTTTTACTACTTTTTGAAGAGGACATTTTGCTTTTAGCATGTATCCCCTTTCTTTTTTTACTAGCGTTTCCGCTAAATACAAACGCTGCTCTTTTTGTCATTTCTAAATTTCATTAATTCCGCACACCTTTCATATTCTTCTTCTTCCTCGTAATATTGTATTAAAACATCTACATCACATTCTTCATCTTCTAACATATTAAAAGGTAGCATTACTTCATCCTTATTATCTAATATTTCATCAAATGTACATTTACCAGTAATAATAAGATAAGCATTATCAAATGCTTCACTTAATATTTCAGTATCATACTTTTCTTGCCTATGCATAATCTACATATTTAATTGTAACCTCTTCTCCAGCTTCTAATGCAGCTGCAATAGGAGGATATATCCTAGCATATGCTTGAGAAGACTTTCCTATAAATCCATCTTTCTTTATTTGATTATTAGTTTGAGTATCTCCTACTAATAAACAACCAGCAGTATGCTCGTCAGTATTTCCACAATGTATGAGAATATACTTAAAATTAGGAACATTAATAACATGCAAGGTACCCTTATGTATATCGGCAAACCGTTTAGTATAGTTATCATGGATCCTACCGATCTTTCTAAGTATAACTTTATACTCTCCGGCAGGGATTCTAGTCTCCGCCATAACTTTTTCATTGTAACTATCTCTATATTCATCTTCTAATGTGTATGCTAAAAACTTAGCGTTATCTGGATCTGTAACGTCAAACAACACTCCCGATGTTGAGTCCTCTCCACTACTTATTCTTATTACTTTTAATTTCATTTCTTTTTTTAATACTTCTAATTAATTTTTCCAAATACCCGTCAAAACTTTTCATATCCATACATTCTAAAGTCATCATCACTTCTCCTCGAAAACATAATGCACTTCCAAATAGATCTAAAGTTTCCTCTCCGCCAATTTTGCGTATCAATACCTTTTTACTATCCTTTGCAGGTTTAAAATGATATTTATCTTTCAATATTTTTCTTGTTATTGCCATACTATTTTATTTTATATTCAGGCCATCTATCATCTGGACATGTAGATGTACCCCACTTTGCTTTAACATCAATAAAGCAACCACACTTAGAACATTTTTCATCCTTTCTCCATGGACAAGTATTACAGATAGCAATTCGCTTTTCAAATACTTCTTTGCCCGCATCATGCATTCCAGATTTAACATATTTTGCTAAACTTTTTGTAAAATTCCAAGCCTGTTTTGTTATACTTGGCATAACTAATGGTTTTTGATTACCATATTCCTGAACACTTGGTCCAGTAGCTTTTTCCTTTTTTTTATTACATCCGCATCCCATAATATTAACGTTCATATAAACCAATATCTCCGCCCCCACGGACACGAGAATCAGTTTTGATTTCTTTTTTAATTCTATTCTCTAATTTATCTAAACTATCTACTATATTCCCTACTTTCTCTAGATTAATAGCTACATCCTTTGCATTATACAAAGGTTTACCATTATCATCTGTTTTCAAAAAGTCTATAGTTTCAAAATAGTTTGCCAATTTATCTGAAGCTCCTCTAGCTGCTTTCATTAATCTCATTGTATGAGTTTCTTGAAATTCAACATATCTAGTTTTTGCTTCCTCTATATCCTTATCTTCTTTCCACTTTTCATCTTTCATAAAATCTTTTAAGATGATCTCCTTTCTTTTATTAGAAGGATATGCCATATAAGGACTATTAAAATCACACATAAAAAATATATATGATATTTCTCTAGTAGCTTTATCTTTACTTTTTGACTTATCTCTTTTCCATATTTTATTAAAAATAGGAATAGCCAATGATTCAGCATTTAAAACTATATGTCCTCCTTTTATATCAAATAATGATGCCATACTATTTTGGTCTTACAGGTTTTATATTCCTGTTATTTCTTATTCTTTTAATTAAATTTTTATTTTCCATGATCTTAGATTGAGAAGTTTTATTTCCTGTAAAATTAGCAAACTTATTATTTTCCATTTTTGTAATATACTTTTCAATTTCTCCATCTGTTAAAGGTCTAGGTATATTATTTTCTTTAGTAAAGTATATAGGTGTATTTTTTAATCTAGGATCAGTAGTATAAGGTTTCTTAGCAGTTAGAAATTCATATACTAATTTAGAATTATTTCTTGTAGTAGATTGTTCATCTGCTATGTCTCTTTTTAAACTTTTTAATATGTAAGATGGTATACCTTTTTTCATTACCTTAATCTTAATGCTTTTAAACTTTCTATTCTAGAATTTAAATTATATAATCTTTTTTTATATTTTTCTACCTTTTCTGGATTCTTTTCTGCATTTGCTAAACTTTTAAGTCTAGTCACCTTTATTACTTTTTTTTCAAGCTGCTGTTGTTTATTCTTTTTAAATCTTTGATTAAACGTTTCCATTTATACTATATAATCTTTTAGGTTTAACTTTAAATACACCAAAATGATGTAATCTTATTTTAACTAAATCTTCGCTTTGCATTTGTGTATGTACAAATTTAAATTGAGATTTTACAATATCTTCTACAACAAATTCTGGTAGATCATATTTAGTAGCTAATTCTTTTATTACTCCTTGATCCATATTATTTACATCTCTTGTAAGCTATCAATGTTCCAGCAGTTAATCTTATTTGAGTAAAATTACCATAAAATATTCTTCCTAATAATTTAGATTCTATACTATGATCTGCTGAAAACCCTTCCCAGTCTACAACTGTAGCCCCACTTGCATGAGCATAATCTAATGTAGCAGTTACCAATGCAGATGGATTCGATATAGCTACCCAATCACCTTCGAATAGATCTGTACCAGTAATCATAGTAGCACCACAACCACAACGATTGTCACCAGTCATACCTACTTTTCTTTCTATATTTTTTAATTCTGTTTGCGCCATTTAATTTAATTTATTTAATTAATTAGTTGCGGGAGATGGACTCGAACCAACCTAGACGGGCTAATGAAACCCGTGAGTAACCCCTACTCTATCCCGCTATCTTTTTTTTCCTTTGATTATGATAATATTCAGTAGCAGGTGCTTCTTTCTTATCAAAGCAACTATGTACATGCATATAATCAAAATCATAAGACCATGGATTTTTAAAATGTGATCCTACTATTCCTTTTTTAGAAGTCATTAAATATCCTAGGTTTTGACCTGATTTATCTAATAATCTCCACATATATCTAGATGTTCCATCATTAGCTGGACCATGAAATGTAATTACTATTCCATGGGTATCACAATATTTCTTAGCCTCAACTCCATCAAAAAAAGAATCATTACCCTCTAAATGATCTTTAGTGCAATCACATGCAACTATATCATAAGTGGCATTATCTACTTTAGCTTTGTCTGAATCACTTAATTTATCATACTTAGCTTTACTCTCTGCTATAAGAGCATCTACTTCTGCTCTTTTCTTGATTCTTCTACGTTCTTGTTGTTCTTTAAAATCCATTAGCTTCTTTTATATATCTTTAATATTCCTGCTGCAGTTATAAACGCTACTGCTACACAGATAGGACAAGGACACATTATATCTCAAATCCAAAATTTAATAACATAAATCTAAATCTTTTACATTCTTTTCTTTCTTTTTTACATGAAGTGCTAGCACATAAGTAAAATTCCAGAATAGTAAGTATTCCAAATCTAAGACTTATATTAATCTTATTCTTTTTATTTCCTTTTTTCCAACTGTTTATAAAATTCATTTCGCTATAGTTTAATATTAATAGAAAACAAATATAAAATAATTTCTTATAAAAAAAATATTTTTTATAAAATTTTTTTCATGGTGTATATTTAAAGATGCAGACCATTATTGGAATCTCCCCCCGGGCCCAACACCTCAATCAACCCCCCGTGGGTCGATTTTATGACCTACTACCATTACATATTATTGCGTATAGAGAATCTTACGCGCAACTTGTTGATTATGTCGCAAAGCACAGAATCTAAACAAGCGCAATACATAACTATTGCTATCTCAGCTATCTTCGGTGGTGATGGAGTCAATACTCCTTCTCCTAAGATGTGCAATGATGGTGTTGAGAGATTCATTATGAAGACTCCTGACATCTGTGTACTACCTGAAGATGGTGGCAGACCTCGTATTGAGGAAGGTACTACAGTGTTCCTTGATGTTACTGAAGAAAATGCTCAGTGGGTCGAGGTTGTCTGTGACCTGCTTGAGAAAGCAAAAGCTGATGGTCAATCTACTATTGAGATAGATTGGAAGCCAAAGGTGTAGTTAGTGTTGAAGCTGAAGCCTGAGTGTCATTCACGGATATTAGTGCCACTTAGGGGAAGTCTCGCATAGCTTTCTTACTCAATATGCGCCTTTCGGGGTTATCTCTTTTTTTTATTTATGACCCATGACCTTTACGAAAGTGTGCAATCAATAACGTAATAAAAATGAAAAAAACATATGATATTTACAATAACAAAAAGATTAAACAGTTAGTAAAGCATTTCGTTGACATGCCTATGACTGAAGATAACTTTGAATTATTAAAGAAATTAGTATTAGATGACTTTGAAGAATATGTTGAGTGGTCTGATGGTAAACCATATACTAATTTTTAATTAAACCGAGATTGAGCTAGTGAAAATGAAGCATATGAAAACCCTATAAAGATAAGATAGAAGGGCTTATTTAGTATTCATATGTGGATCAACCTAGCTCTTTCTCATGACTTTGTGTTGGTTGGTAAGATAATAAAGCTCTGAATAAGAAATGCTACTTAATTTATTTATTCTTTATTATCTTTTCTTTTTTTATGACCTAAGACCTTTACGGAAGTAAGCGATAGTTGTTGTAATAATAAACATACTAAAATTATTTAACAGTTGTGAACTCCTTGCTTGACTACTTAAAATCAATCAACACTAGAAGTAATGCTACAACAATGAAATTAACTGTAAGTATGTGTTATTACTTACAACATTATCGTACACACATGTATTTAACACTTTTATTAACATTTGTATTATACTTATATTAATATATATATAGCGAAAGTATAATACACCAAAGCGAAGAGCACAATGTCATAACTGTGCATATTTATTATGGATTTAGAACAATTTTTAAATTCTTTAGAGACTGGTCAATGTGGATTAATCTCTTATCGTAGAAATAATGACTCTGAAGATGGTACTAAAAACTTTAGTATAGAATTAGCAGAGAAAATTATTCCTCCTACAAGTAATACTAGTAATGCTATGAATGCAATATCATTATTAACTGTTGGAGACAAAAGATTTAGTAGTCGAGGACATCGTAGAGCATGGCCTCCAGTTTCCCCAAAGTTTTTACTTCATTTAGGCGTAAAACAGGATGAAATTGACGCTATGGACATTGGAGATGTAACAGAGTTATTCATCAAGAGTCCAAAAGCAATGAATAATCAATATTTAAGATTAAAGATTACTGAATTATTAGACAGTCAATTAGAAACACATTTTGCTAACTTTAAAAATGGTCAGAAACAAATTGCTTATATGAGAGCAAATCTTGATAAAATGGCTAAAAAGATGGGAGGTAAAGATTCTGATTTCTTCATGAGTTTAAATGAAACTACTGGAGCATTAGAAAATGTATTTAGTTTGACTGATGTTGTTGCAGTACCAGAATTAGAACAAGATACTTCATCTGTTCATACTTGGGCTGAAAGATATGTAGAACAATCAAACATGAACTATAACAAGTCTAAAACTGAAGTTGTAGAGACTGTTGAGGCTGAAGAAGAGCCATTTCTATAAATCTTAAATATATTAGAGAGATAGTATTAAATTATCCGTGATTTAGCTTTGCATGCTATCTCTCTAATATTTAATATAGCTATAATAGGTACCTTTCTAGAAGGTCCTAATCATCGCGTCTTTATATTAGAGGCATCTATATAAAGTTAAGAACTTAGAGTCTTGTTAAAACGAAAAGAGTCAACTTATGTTGTATGATGTTAAACTTACTAGAATAAAGATAGGATCTAGTACTATTATAGTCTTTATGGAGATAACTAGTATTAGAGTAAATGACCCTGAAGCGTTTGAAAGTTAATGAAAGCTGCAGTAATTGTCATTAATGAGTAGTGGAGAAATTTACTCTAATGCTTTAAGTAAACTATACCATAATTTAATAGTATGGGTAGATATAAAGTAGATAAATTCACCTAGGAACTACACACGGTAACAGTGAACTAGGAAAAATAAGTTTGTTTTTATATACGGTAAACACAAACAGAAAGTAAGTGAGCAATCTATTTAGATCAGGTTTAACATGTCTTGTCCTCTTGATCGGCTTTGTGGGGTTGCTCACTTGTTTTCACTAATGTTAAATTAAAAAATATAAAAAATGAAAAGAATAATTTATACATTACTACTAATAGGACTATTCACGAGTTGTGCTTCTGGCAAAATAAACTCGTGTTGGAGTAGTAATGGAAAAACAATAAATGGTCTGTATAAATAAATGTTAAATTAAAAAAAATTACAAAAATGGAAGAATTATTACATCGAGCAGAGATAATTATGGTAGTGCTATCTCTGATCGTATTTGTTTTACTACTAATTTGTGCTAAACAACACAGTATAATACAAAATATGCAATCTTCAGCAGAAGAATCTATGCAGTTGTTTCAAGAATATAAAGATTTAGTGAGGGAAAGATATGGTCCTTCAACTTACATGCTTAATCGTGACTTTGATCATAAGTATGAAATTGATATATTTGAAGATGATGATGATCCATCTATAAAAACAGATGGTAAAGGTGGTGTACTTTATTATAAAACTAGAAAAGATATGTTTATGGATAATCCTTGTACAAAAGAAGAATGGGAAGAATATCATAAACATAAAGATTTTCATGATCAATATCAATTTATAATAAAGAACGATGATTGAAATATTTATAATAAGCCTATTTGCAGGGATAGCGATAGGCTTATACATATCAAGTCAAATTAATCGTTGGATAGATAAAAATAGTAAATAATTATGAAAAGAGATGAAATTCAAACAACAGCATTACTCATAGCAATAGTAATATTCTATGTATTAATGCTTTTAATAATGATAACACGATGAAAGAATCAGCATTTTATAATATAAATATGAAAGGTAAACGTGAACCTAATGAGTCTAGAGAAGACTATAAAGCACGTATGAGGGAGGTGAAAGAAAGAACAAAATTACATTTAAAAGGAAGAATAATATGGGACAGTAAAACTCTTGGTACATATATCAAGAAATTACATGGCCCATTATGATGTTGTGGGATGGAGTATATCGTAAGAATACTTGAGGATTTTTAGTTGATTGTAATTATTTTTTGTCCTTTCATGCATCCCACTTATTAAAGGGGAATTTAGTATAGTGAGTGGCGCGTTGCTATACACATTTTTGCTGACATAATCTTGGATGGTTTCCCCAGTATACAAAGAGGAGTGCTCGATATAAGACGAGGTTATTCACGCATTCGTACATGTAGTTTTAAAAGTTCCATCTTAATTCAAGCATGTGAGAGCTCCTCTGTGATATAAACAAAGAAAGACGGAAGACCGTTAGACTATTATTAATTATAATTGTAACAGGTTATAAACGTTAGTTTAATAAAGAACGTCACTATGTAGAAAGAGGTTATCCATTTATCTTCGGATATTTCGATGAATGATCATTGTAATTGTGATCTGATAGATCTGTAGTTAATTCTACGGGGAGAATCAGCATAGTTACCATAGACTGTCATGAAGTCTTTCACTTGTTTATGTATTAGCCAGTGATATGGATATAATAATAGATAAGCCGGCCAGCTTATCGCGGGAAAGTAATCCGTATTGGATGACTTAACACAATAGTGTTAAACCCATTATTATTGAAGTATCACTAGGCTGATACGCTTATAGCAAATACTATTATCATTATGATAATGTATAAATATTTAGTTATGTCTATTCTCATTGAATACAATATACATATCTAATGTTACAAGAATGTTAAATTAAAATTAAATAATTATTATGTTTTGGAAAGATGCAGTAAATAATAAATATAAACATCTGATGAATTTAGTACCAGATGTTAGAAAGAAAGCTAAACTCCCTTATTCTGTCAATGTATTAGACGAGAAATTGGTAGAGTTAGAAAAAGAATACAACCGATTACAAGAACTAGACGCTAGTGACAAAGATATAACAGAAATAGAAAACCTTATAACAGATTTAAAAAGTTCCATAACTATATTGATTATTGGAACATAATTATTATCTTTATAAAAACGTTAATATATGTGGATATTAAAAGTATTAATTGCACTAGGAATCTTATATAGTTTAGGATATTTATTCAACTCGTGGGAAGAACAATAAATATGAGTTATATGAAATGGTTATCGACTCTTACCAAGGATGAGGTAGAGGAGATGAGAAATGAACTTCATAAAGCTGTAGCCAACAAACAAATCAAATTAAAATATAAGGATACAGAATATACTACTATGAAAATGAGTAGTATAATAAACTATATGGATGATTTCTGGGAATTTAAAAATTGTGTAAAATTAGAAAAGGAGGATTAATTTCCTCCTTTCTTGTTAATAGCATGTATAAATATATACAGAAGTAAAAATTTAAATTATGAGTAAAATAGTATTAATTACAAATCAAAAACAAATAACGACTCCAAATTGTCCTTTTGAAATAGGAACAATGGAAGAGTGTGTAGATTATTTGAAAGGTCAACAATATATAGCTGTTGATACTGAAACTGAGGGTAAGGATTTCACCCGCAAAAAAATAGTAATGTTTCAAATAGGAACAAAAGAAATTCAATATGTTATAGATACTAGATATATATCTATAGAACCACTAAGAGATATACTTGAAGATACAGAATATCATGTAAAAATATTTCATAATATTAAGTTTGATTATAAGTTTATTAAATCAAATTATAATATTGAAGTAGAGAATATTTATGATACTATGTTAGCTGAAGGTGTATTACATTGTGGTAAAGATAAGCACGGATACAGCCTTAACCGCCTAACACAGAGGTATTTAGGGGTGACGCTTGACAAAGAAGTTCGTAACAAATTTATAGGATTAGATGGTAAACCATTTACTGCTGAACAAATTTGTTATGGAGCTAAAGATGTACAATATTTGATTGAAATTATGGAGACTCAATTAGATCAGATATTTAAACTAGAATTACATTATGTATTAATACTAGAAAATAAAGCAGCTTTAGCTTTTGCAGACATAGAATATAATGGTCTATGTTTTGATCAAGACTCTTGGCTTAAGAATGCTCAGGTAAATGAAACTGAAGTTACTTTACTCGAACAAGAATTGGATCAATGTATTGTTGATAATAATCTAGATGATTTTATTTCTAATCATGTTCAGCTTGATTTCTTTACACCTGTTGAAGATCTTCGTAAAGTCAATGTTAAGTGGTCATCTCCTATGCAAGTTAAGAATGTAATGGAAAGACATTTAGATACATCACTTGAAAAAGTTAATGCATTTGAATTATCTAAATATAAAGATAGACCATTTGTAGGTAAATATCTTAAATATAAAGAAAAACAAAAGATATTAAGTACTTATGGTAAATCTTTTCTTAAATATGTGATGAAAGATGGTAAAGTCAGAACAAGCTTTTGGCAAATATTAAATACTGGGCGTGTGTCTAGTGGATCTAAAGAGGATCGTAAGCCTAATATGCAGAACATTCCAGCGAGGAATCAGTTTAGGAATTGCTTTCATGCAAGAGATGGACACAGTATTGTATCTGTTGATTACAGTGGGCAGGAGTTAGCTATTATTGCTTACGGTTCTCAAGATCCTGTTTGGATTAAATGTAGAAAGAATAATGAAGATCTCCATTCAGTATGTGCTGAATTAGTATTTGGTGATAAATGGCATACAGGTGATAAAAAGAAATTAAGAAACATGATTAAGACTATTAATTTCGGATTAGCTTATGGTATGAGTAAGTTTAAATTATCTGATACATTAAATATTGATGTAGATGAAGCTGATGAACTTATAAAGAAATACTTTAGCGCATTTCCTAATATAAAAGCATTTTTAAATAAACTTGGATGGTATGGTGTTATGAATGGTCATATTAAAACTTTTAAACCTTTTAGAAGAATTAGATGGTTTGAAAATTGGTATGCAGGTATACATAATTCATATAAAGATTTCAAGATTAAAGGAGCGATTGAGCGTGCATCTAAAAATACTCCTATTCAAGGTACAGGAGCGGATATGATTAAACAATCTATGATTCTCATAAGAGAAGAGATTAAGAAAAATAATTATCCTTGTTACATGGTAACACAAGTACATGATGAAATAGGTGTAGAAGTTAAAGATGATTTCGCTGAAGAATGGGCTCATATACAATGTGAGTTAATGAAGAAAGCTGGTAAAATGATTGTTGATGGATTTGAAATGTCAGTTGATTATACAATAACTAAAAAATGGAGTAAATAATGAATATATCTAAAATAAAAGATAAAATTCAAAGAAAAGGTCTAAATAAATGGTTTAGTAAGCCGTGGTATGGGAGGGGTACTCTACAATATGCTACCGGTTCAGGTAAGACACGTTGTGGTGTTCTGGCCGCGGCTTATTTAGCCAAAATAACTAATATGGATGCTAGGATATTAATATTAACTCCTACTGAAACTATTAGAGATAGATCATGGAAAGATGAATTTTATAAATGGAACGAAGGTGATGTATATGAACAATGTGTTAAATGTGTTTGTATACAAACCGCATATAAATGGATAGGTCACAGTTTTGATCTAGTAATTGCAGATGAAATACATAATTATGTATCTCCTGAATATTTTAATTTCTTTGCTAATAACAAATTTGTTAGGATATTAGGATTATCTGCATATATAGATCCAATTAAATTGAGATTATTAAATAGTATAGCACCTGTAGTAGAATCTATTTCTACATTAAAAGCACAGGATCTTGGATTGATTAGTCCATTCAAGATATATAATGTCCCGGTTAGATTGACCACAGATGAACAAATAGAATATGATAAAGCAGATAAATCATTTAATGGTTTATTTTCCTTTTTTAACAAAGATCTTAAAACTATGTTTGCTTGTATGAATACAAATGTATATAGTAATTTTCTTGCTAAAAAAGGCATGGTTCTTGACGCTTCTGTGGCAAGCTATCCGTTTATGTGTAATGCAGCAATGGCTAAGAGAAAGAATATAATATATAATTCTAAATCTAAAATCAAAGCTGTTAAAAAACTATCAAATATTTTTTCTGAGAAGAAGGCTATTATATTTTCTCAGACTATTGAATTTGCTGACAAAGTCACAGATGAATTAGATAATTGTGTAAGTTTTCATAGTAAAATTCCTAAAAAGAAAAGAAATGAAAACTTGAATTTGTTAAAGAGCGGGAACTCAATAACACGAATATCTACTGCTAAGGCTTTGAACGAAGGTATGAATGTACCTGATATTTCTATGGCAATTATTGCTAGTGGAACAAGCAAGACTAAAGATATGATTCAGCGTATTGGTAGAGCAGTACGTTGGGAAGCTAATAAAGAAGCTTCAATCTTTCGTCTCTACATTCAAGACAGTCAAGAGGAGAAATGGGTTAGCGCTTCTCAGGAAAAATATGAAGTTGAACAATTAAAATTATAATATGAAAACAATTCTTGAAGCAAAAGATCATCTGCGCAAGAATTATAAGTCTGGTACTGGTTGTCCCGTTTGCGGACAACTAGTCAAGGCCTATAAGCGTAAGTTAAATTCAAATATGTGTAAAGCATTAGCAATTATATATAATAGAACTTCTGATGGATCTACTATACATGTACAAAATACTTTTTCTGATTTAGGATTAAGAGCAACTGCTATGGATTATACTCATCTAGAGAAATGGGGATTTATAGAAACAGGAGATGTACATGGTCACTGGAAAATAACTAAAAAAGGTAAAGATTTTCTGGCTAATCAATCTGTAGCTTCTGCATACTGTTTAGTATATGCAGGTAAGGTATATGAATGGTCTAGTGAAATGATTACCATTGAAGAAGCTTTAACAAAACGATTTAAATTAACAGATGTAATGCAATTATGAAACACGATGAAACACGAAATGGAATACCTTGGGATGCGATAGATGATTACTATCAAACTCTCGAAAAAAAGATTATTACAGTGACGTATGTCATTGGTAATCAGACAATTACAAGTCATAAAAAAGTAAAAAAATTCGATAAAAAACTTGTCGAAAAACTATAGTTTTATTATATTTACAAACTTAAAATTTCCTATAATTATATGAATATAGAAATCAATGTTTTTGGTTTAATAAATAATAAATTAACAGCATCACAGTATGTTATGTTAAATTTATTATTTGAAAATAAGAAGGAGTTATTTGTAAATTATGTTAATCTATATGGATTTGCAAAAAGAGAACTACAAGGACTGGTGGATCAGGGTTATATATTAACTTGTGATCCACAACAGCCCTTAACTTGTATAACTATTGCAAGAGATAAAGTCAGAAAATTATTAGGAATAGAAGAATCTTATTTCACAGAATTATTTGAAAAATATCCTATAAAAGTATACAATGGTAGAACAGTGCGAGTATTAAGACCTACAACGCTTTCTTCAAAGGGAGCACAAAATTGTAAAGCTAAATATGATCGTGTTGTAAAGGGTAATTTGCAAAAACATAAATTCATTATGGATTGTTTAAATAAAGAAATAGAAACCAGAACAAGAGGTGGAAATTTACAATATATGCATGCATTAGAAACTTATTTAAACAAAAATGCTTGGGATGCTTATGAGTCCCTATTAGATAGTAATAATAACGTATCTTCAGATACAAAATATGGTGAAGGATTAATATGACAAAAATAAATAAACCTAGATTACAATATACAAGTATAAAGAAAGCAACATTTGATGCTACTCAGTATATTGAAAAGAGAAGAAAAGGATTAATTAAATCCTTAAGAACTCCATGGTCTAAATATAACCATGTGAGTATGGACGGAATAGAGTGGAACACTATACATACTATAGCGGGTATGTCTGGTAGTGGTAAAACTGCTATTATAAATCAGTTAGAAACAGAATTATTTAGATTAAATACAGATGAAAAATTTGCTGTATTATCATTTAATTTTGAAATGCTAGCACGTCAACTAATAAGCAGAAAGTTTTCTAATGCTTTAAATACAACAACTAGAAAACTACATAGTGGTATAGAAGGATATTCTTTATCTGATGCTGCTTATTATAAAGTTCTTTCTACAGGAAAGGAATTATCTCAATTACCTATATGGTATGTAGAAATGCCTGGAAATGTAGAGTTAATTAAAAATACAATAGAACATTTTGTTACATCCGCAGAAAATAAAGATCGTGGTGTAGTAGTTATGTTAGATCATACAATTCTTGTAAGAGGTAAAGCCGGAGAATTAGAACGACTAATATTAGTTGAACTGATGGTTATGGCAAACTCTCTTAAAAAGAAATATAAGATTGCATTTGTATTTTTATCTCAGCTGAATAGAGAAATAGAACAAGCTGATCGAGTTGTAGAACCATCACAGCAATTTCCTAAAAAGAAAGATTTATTTGGTGGTGATTCAGTATATATGTTCTCTGATTTAGTAATGGTTTCAATGAATCCTGAGCAATTAGGATTAGAAACTTATGGACCAAAGAGTTGGCCAACTAAAGATGCATTATTTTGGCATTTTCTAAAAGTAAGAGAGGGTAAACCTTGTATTGCTAAAATGAAAAACGAATTAATGTATAATAGAGTGGTTGATTATACGGTAGAAAATGTATATGAATTAAATACTAATAAAGATGACAAAAATATGGGATGATAGTAATTTTATATCAACTGGTAATGACTATGATATAGATTATAGCAACTCAGAAGATTATGAGAGTTGTGTAAAAGAACTAGAAGCATTAGCAAGAAATATAGAGGAAGCAAAACGACCTGGATATACTCAAGCTAATGGAGACGTATTGGCTAATTTCAAGAAAGCGGCAGAATTAGCTGGGACAACACCTATGCAAGCATGGGGTGTATATTTTTATAAACATGTAGCTGCAATTTTATCTCATGCTAAAGATCCTAATATTCCTCAAGCGGAAGATTTGGATGGTAGATTTGCAGATGCGATGAATTATCTTAAATTGGGTTTTTACCTATTAAAACAGAAAAAGTAATATGGCGAATTTAGTTATTATATGTGGAAAGTCAGGATCCGGCAAGTCCACCTCTGGAAGAAATTTGGATCCTAAAACTACTTTTTGGGTAAATAGTGATCAAAAAGCATTACCATTTAAAGGATGGAAAAAGAATTATTCTAAAGAAAATAAGAATTATTCTAAAGTATCTTCTTTAGTGGAAACATGTAATATTTTGAAAGCTATACCTGAACGTGCTCCTCACATTAAAACTGTTATTGTTGATACAATTAATCGTATGATGACAGATAAAGTAATGGGAGAAAGACATGTTAAAGGATTTGAAAAGTGGACTCAATTATCTGGTGGTATATATGATATATTTACTATAATAAATCAAATATTACCTGATGATATTGATGTATTTGTATTAGCGCATTCTGAGGAAGGATACAATGATATGGGTGCTCAATATAAGAAAGTAATGACAGCTGGAAAACAACTTGATCGCATTGTTTTAGAGTCTATGTCAAGCGTTGTTTTATTTACTGAAGTTAAAGCCGATGGTAAAGGAAAGAACGAGTATATGTTTCAAACACAAACTGATGGTGTTTCAACTGCGAAATCACCTGAAGGAATGTTTGAAGAATATTTAATTCCTAATGATTTATTAGAAATTAAAAAAGCGATGAATAAATATTATAATGAATAATTAATCGATTAAAATTAAATTTATGTATCAAATTAATCAGACTGTAAAGTCAGAGGGATCGTCTACCTCAGTATTCCCGTTAGGTATAACGGAAAATGCAGAAATGACGAATGTTAGTGTTGACACTGCTAGTAATGGTAATGCATTTCTTAAGTTTGAATTTACTTCAAATGAAGGATCTAAGCTAAATCATTTCGAGTGGCCAATAGACACACAAAATGAAGGTTGGGAAAAGAAATTACAATCTCAAATGAAGAGAGTAAAACATATCCTAACTAAATTTATGGAAGAAGATAAAATAATTATTAATGCAGATTCTTTTGAAGGATTTGCTAAAGGTGTAATCACTTTACTTGGTAATACTTATGTAGGTAAGAAATTAAGAGTAAAAACTGTTTATAGCTACAATAATTATGTATCTATTCCTAAATATGTTCCTTTCGTTGAAACTATGGATATTAATCCAACTAAGTTAAATATAACAAGTTTTGATAAAATGGAAAAAGATGAAGCTGATAACCCAGCTACATTAAGTTCAACAAGTACAGAAACTAAATCAGATGGTGATTTACCATTCTAAATAAAATTTAGTTTCTTTGCGTTAATAAAATATATAATGTATAAAATAAATATTTCGTTAACCAAAGAAGCTGTACTTAATAAAATAAGTTCGTACCAAATTTTTAGTTATTATTTGGGCCGTGATTTTAAATCCGGCATAGTATTGAGTAGTCCCTTTAGACAAGATGATAAACCAAGTTTTTCTTTGTTTACCGATCGTAAAGGGACTATTCGGTATAAAGATTTTGGTACTGGTGAATCGGGTGATTGTTTTAATTTTATTCAGAAGAAATTCGGAATAGGTTTTTACGATTGCCTTATTCGCATTAATAACGACTTTAAATTGGACTTAATGTACAGTGGAATTGGCAGAACAACTGTTCCTTATGACGGTTTCAAGACTGCAATCAAAGAACTAAATTTTAATCCTAAAAAATCTATAAATGTTAAAGTACAACCTTATACTTTTATAGATGAACATTACTGGAATCAATATGGTATTGACAAGAATTTACTTAAAGTATATAATGTATTTTCTTGTAAATGTGTTTTCATTGGAGATAAAACTGTAGCTACTTATGTAAATAATAATCCTATTTACGGCTATTTGTTTTATAAAGATGAAGAATACACATGGAAAATCTATCGTCCTTTATCTATTAACGGATACAAATGGATGAGCAATACCAATAGAACTGTATTTCAAGGATGGGATCAATTACCTAGAAAAGGTGATTTTATTATTATTACTAAAGCATTGAAAGATGTTATGGTATTAAGAACATTAGGATTCATAAGTGTTGCATTGCAAAATGAAATCGCAGGTATAAAGGATACTGTTGCTCATGAATTATATGAGAGATTTAATGATGTATATATATTAAATGATTTTGATTATACTGGCGTAAGAGGCGCTAATAAACTAAAAAAGAAATATGGTTTCAAACCTATATTTCTTCAATGTTTTAAAACAAGATCAAATGGATTTAAAGATATATCTGATTTCAGAAAATCTCATTCATATGAAGAAAGTAAAAGTTTAATAAAAAAATTAATAGATAAATGGAAATACGAAGAGAACAACCCGTAGAAGAATTTATTGGAAAAGCTAAATCTAATAAATTCAAGATTGGTGATGATTCTGTAGGAATAATCATCGACTCTTTAATTAATTTATATTCTGATCCTATTGGTTCTATTGTAAGAGAGGTAACATCTAATTGTTATGATGCTCATAGAGAAAAACGTCTTAAAAGAAAAGGAGTAATTCCTATGACTTCTGAAGACAAACTTCAATATTGGCATAAAGAAGATAAAAACCCTCAAATAGAATTTCAAGATGAGAATATATTATTAGGTATTGGTAATGCAATGATATTTAGAGATTTTGGCGTTGGATTAAGTCAATATAGAGTAGAAACTATCTATACTATGTTTGGTAATTCAACTAAAAGAGATAACAATCTACAAATTGGTGGATTTGGAATTGGTGCTAAATCTCCATTTGCATATACTGATACTTTTTATATTATAGCAAATCATAATGGTATAAAATATTCATATATGTTATACAAAGGTAACGATGCATTTCATATGGATATGATAAAGAAAGTACCAACATCAGATTTAAATTCAACTGAAGTTATTATACCTATAAAAGAACATTCAGATCTCAGAACATTTAGAAAATCTATAGAACAACAACTATTATATTTTGAAAATATTAGATATATAAATGTCGAAGAAGGTTTAGGAGCTAATATTAAATCTATAGCGTGTGATTATGAAGATGAAGATTTAGCTATTTCTTTAGATTTAAAATCTGCAAGTATAGATCAAGAACTTCATTGTATGGTAGGTAGAGTCAGATATCCTTTAGATTTTAATTCTTTAGATAATATTTGGAAAGATAATTATAATAATAAAGAAAAAGATATTCCTGCTGCAATTAAATTTGATATTGGTGAAATTGATTTGGTCCCTTCAAGGGAAAATATTCGATATACTGATAGAACTAAAGAAGCTATTAAAGCTAAGATTGAATCTGTTAGAAAAAGTTGTATATATGATTGTAATAGAGAATTAAATAATGCTACTGATTTTATACACTGGTTAGAAATGTCTACTTCTATTCTTAAAAGGGATACTTGGCGAAGAACTTATGATAGTGTTTTTGAAATAAGAGCTTCTTTAGCAGGATTGAAGAAAGACGATATTAAATTAAATTTAGTAGGTGAACTAAGTGTCAATCCTTTATTAGATAAATCTGAAACTAAAATGTTTTCCGGCTTTACTTGTTATACTATTTCAAAAGAACCTAGTAAAAATCATGTAGGTGGTTATAGATTACTTAAAAAAGTATCAGTTTTAAAAGATTTCTTAAATTATCCGGTTTATTATCAAGAACAAAATTATGAACCTGATGAAGAAGGGAATGTTAAGACAAAAACTTTTAGAAAAGCTAAAGATATGGCTATTTTAAATTATGTTTTAGAATCTAATAAAAACTCTTTTATTCAATTAAGAAAGAATAGAATAGATGATAAAGTTATTGAATCTGAAAAAGAAATTGATCTTTGGAATAATAAACAAGAAGCCAGGGAACCAGAAGTAATTAAATCTGATTTTGAAATTATGTCTAAACTTATAGATGGGTGTAAACATAGATTTAGAATGTATGATGATTTTAAACAAGAAGTATCAGATGATTTAGTTGGTGAATATGAATCCGATCAAGCAAGAAGAAAAAGATTGGGTAAAATATTTGGTAGAAAACTTTATTTAGGTCGTAATATGGACGAAGCTAAATTTGGTAATATAGAAACTGAAGTTACTGATCTAGGAGCTTATAAGGATAAAGGTGGTATTGTAATATATGGTTTTTCAAAAGACAATGAGTTATTAAAACAGATAGGAGGTATTTGTAGACAAAATGGAATGAATGAACATGCTCCTGAGTATGCTAATACTAACTTTAACTGGGCTCCAGCGGAAGAAAATAGGCAAAGTTATAGAGATTTTCATGAAGGAGTTGTTATTTTAAAAGTAGCAGCTAATCTTAAAGATCAATTAGCCGAATTTATAAATGTTAATGACTTGTTTAAAATGAAACACGATATAATAAAAAAATGGTATACTTCTCATCTTATTATGGAAGATACCGAAAAGATTAATTTCTTTCAATTCTTTAGAACTTTAAATGAAGATTTGTTTTATAAATGGCGTAAACTTCACAGACTCCATGATAAAAACTATCGTAGATTTAGATATCTAAATGAATATCAGTCTGATGAATTACTTGATTTATGTAAATCAAATAATTTACAAGATGATAAAGCTTTAGAAACTCTAAAAGAATTAAAACAATATGCCGAAGGTTTAGATTTACTTAAATATATAGATATAATACAACCTACTCAAGAAGAAACGAGAATAGAAAATAAACAATTATTTCTTGAGTTACGTAAGTATCTTAAATTTAAGAATAAAGCTACTTTAAAGTATAAAAAAATTAGAAAAAATAATAAAAAATTAGTAAATTAGTAAAATGAAAAATACGTATTTAGTCTGTAAAGTCGATAAAGAAAATGTTCAGATCATTATCGATGGACTCCCTAAAACTCTTTCTAGAAAATATAAAGAAGCTGACTCTGTAATTCAGTTAGCTAAAAACTTTAATAAATCTAGAGATGAGAATGAACGAAAAGCCATAATGGGCAAAGTTCAGGAATTGCTAACTCCTGGATATCGAATTCAACATAAGACTGACGGTCGATTTGAATTTGACGGTGGTAGGAAAATGTATCTTAAAGGTACTACTGATCCTATACCAAATTTCTTAGCAAAAAAGTTAATGAAATGGATGGAGGAAGATATTCCTTTAACAGGTTTGATTAACTTTTGGAAGCATCTGTTATTAAATCCGGATAAAGCTGTTAGAAAGCAATTATATAGCTTTCTAGAGCATAATGGCCATCCGATAACAGACAAAGGGTATTTTCTCGCATATAAAGCCTGTAAAGTCAAGAAAAAGTACGATAAAAAGACTGGGGAAGAAATTGTTCAGTTTCAGTACAATGAAGACACTGGTAAAAGAGAAGAGAAATATACTCAATCATTAACTTTTGCACCTTATCATAGTGGCGCTCATGGAATGGTAATTAAAGTAGGTCAACCTATTGCAATGCCAAGAGAGGAGTGTGACTCTAATCCGGATCGAACATGTTCTGCAGGTCTTCACGTGGGATCTATGGAATATGTTCATGATTTTGGATATGGTGATGGTGTAATATTAGAAGTATTAGTTAGTCCACGTAATGTTGTAGCAGTACCGTCTGATTATGACAATACTAAAATGAGATGTTGTGAATATTTTCCTATCGCTATTAGTAATGGTGAAAATGAAGATGTTTATTTAGAATCTGATTATACTGGATTTGATCATGACTCTATGGTAAAAGACTTAGAAGCTTATGAGAAAGCTAAAAGAAAGCAAATAGCTGATCTTGAGAAAGAATTATCTCAAAGAGATCAGATTGCAGCTGAAATTACTTCTAGTAATTAAGTTAACAGGGAGGGGGTCTTAACGGGCTCCCTATTTCCCTAAAATTTTATAATATGGATAAAGTACAAATCGTTATTCCTAAATTTATTACACATATTGCTAAAACTAAAAATAAATATGTGAAAATAAACGGTCAAAAATTATTTACTGGAATGAATCATCATTTACGAGCTCTTGTAGTTCGTAGAATGCACACATATATTCAACAATATATACCATCTGTTTTAGAATTAGATGAATTATTACCTATGAAAGTAAAGTTGTATGTTTATACAGCTATTAATCATGGTGATATTAGAATGTATAAAGGTGAATTAAGATGGCGTGAACCTAAAAAAGATTATATACCCCGATGGGATGTAGATAATCTATGGATTTGGATTAAATGTTTTCAAGATACGTTAGTAGAAATGGGTAAAATAGAAGATGATAATGTAACTCATATTCCAAATTCTGGTGAAATAGAGTTTATACCAGTTAAAGATTTTAAAGATCGTAAATTAATTTTCGAATTAACAAAATATAAAAAAGCAAATGAAAATTGATATAGATCATATAAGCCACTCTTCTTTGAGTGCGCTTAATGTAAGCCCTCAATATTTTCTTAAATATAAAAGAAGAGAATTAAAGGAGGATACTAAAGCATTAGATTTAGGATCTGCTATTCATTGCTACGTTTTAGAAAACAATCATTTTCATGAACGTTATGCAGTAATGGATGTAGAACCTGTAGGAGGAATGATGGGAACATTTATAGAAACATATGCAGAAACTTCATTAACAGTTAATGAGTCTATGCCTGTGCAACTTAAAATAGATACCCATCAAACTCTTCAAGAATTAGCTTATGATAAAGCTGGTTTTAAAATACCTTTACAAACTGTATTAAATAAATTTAATTTACCTGAAAATAAAAAGTATTTTGATTTCTTAGTACAAAATAAAGGAAAAACAGTTCTGTCTCAAAGTGATATGGATACTGTTTCAAAATGTGCGCTTTCTTTAAAAGCTCACAAACTTGCAAACTTTTTAACTACGCCTGAAAAGGCTGAGTTAGAAATTTCTTGGAAGCATGATGATATGAATGTTAAATCTATTATTGATAATTTAATATTTGATTTAGATAATAAAACTATTTATCTTGTGGACCTAAAAACAACTTCAAAGTCAGTTTATAATTTTGAGAGAAGTTATTTCTCTTATGGATATTATAGACAAATGGCAATGTACAAGCTAGCAGTACATGCTTTTGTAAATGAATTTAAAGAAGCTATAAATGGTTCAGGTGGAGATGTCAGAGAATGGGATCTTCGCGATATGGATGTAAAAAGTTATATTGTGGTTGTACAAACAACCGGTCTAAATGAATGTGTTGTCTATGAGCCTTCTGCTTATGATATTACGTTAGGAGTAGAAGAAATCTCTAATTTAATTAGTAGATTAAAATGGCACATAGGCAATGACCAGTGGGAGTACCCAATGGAATATTATGCTAATAATGGATCAACTAAATTGAAATTATCGAATGAGTATATCTCTAGAATTAAGGAAAATTCGTGAAGAAGTAAAACCTAATAAAACTTTAGACTTCATATTTCCATTAATTGGATACAGTAAAGCGGAGTTAGCCCCATTACTTGTAAATGCATATCTAGGTGATGTGGATTTATATGATTGGGACTTAACTTCGCCTGATGTATTTATATTAATGAGATACCGTGGAGATATGAATTGGATAAAATTAGAAAAAAGATTTGAAGAAGATAAGAACTTTAAAACTTCTTATTCTCTTTATGATGGTAAATATGTAATGTTTGTATTTACTATTGATTCTAAATTTATTAATGATTTTAACAAAGTATTAGAAGGAAAATATTCAGAATTATCCGATCCCGCTAAAATTCTTATAATGAGACACCGTTCTCCACGTAGCTCAATGTCTAAGATCCTGGTTAAGGATGAATCGCTAAAGGAATATTGGGAAAATAAAATCCAATCCCCTTTACCGAACAATTCAGAAGTTTGGCCTATTTTGGAAAGAAAGGATGAATTATTTGATAAGCGTGATTTCAAGAAATTAATGAATGTAGTAGAGTTACCTGTGTAACTCTACTCTTCATGTCCGGGATTTAATAGATATCTAATCAATTTCCCCCTTTTTTCAGAACGCGACTTATTCGCTTTTGTAATATTATCTTTTATTTGTTTAATATCCGCGCATATTTCATACTCTTCTGTGCTTTCAAAATAATCTAATAGAACATCAAATACTGATCTATCTTCATATTCAGTTAAAAGCCAGAAAAAAGTATTAGGAAATATACTAAAGTCATAATTACTAAGTATTAATCTATAAGTATTAATCATAGATGATCTTTTAATTATTTCTTTTTCTTTTTCACTAAATTCTTCTTCTTCTTCGAAATCATCGTTAAAATTATCAAAACTGTATTTCATTATTTAAGATCAAAGAATTTTATTTTATCTCCAGGATGTGTATTCCATTCCTTAAATGGTAATATTCTCTTAAAGTATTTACTTATTTTAGCATCTCCTTTATCATAACCTCTAGTCTTTCTCTTATATCTTTCAAAATCTCCACCTGTTAATACAGATGTTAAATCTGATGTACCTTGAGAGAAGAATTTATATAATGCTTCTAGTCCAGACATACCTGCCATTGGTGTTCTTAATATATCAAAGAATGCAGTCGTAGGTAAGTAGAATAATAATTCTGATTCTACCCTTTTGATCGTATATAAAGCCTGCCATTCTGCTCTACTAAGCTCATCATCTTCTTTATCTCCTCTTATTCTTCCAGGTAATATTAATAACAACATTAAGAAAGCTATTTCTCCTAGCGCTCTTTTTAAATTAGCTTTTTGCCATGTAGGTAATTCTTTATAACGTTTACCAAATTCAAAATTAAGTTGTCTAGCTTCTTTAAACATAGTAACTATAAATTTAGCCGCGGTTACATAGTTTCCTTCTACTTCAGACATCAATCTTTCATTATAATCTGCTTTTTTATAAGGAGATTTAGCATCATAGATTACTTTTTCTATTCCTTCAAATCTTCTCATTGCTCCTGGTCTAAGCCATTTACGGAACTGCATAGCTGCTCTACCCATTGCATATTGTTGTAAAGCTGCTCTGTCTGATGAATTATAAATACCATGCATTCTTTGATAAACTGCTTTTACTCTTTCTATAAAATCAGTTTTATCTCTATGTGTAAATTGTTCTGCTACTTCAGGATTTAGTACTAATCTTTTATCTTTTACTTTATATGCATCCCATAGATTAATATATTTACCACTAGATAACTTAAACTGCATATTCATCATTTGTGCAATAAATAATTGAGACTGTATTCTGTGCTCTCCAGCCGACATCATAAAATAAATAGCTCCTGGGTTTAAAGATCTAATAAAGAAATTTTTATGGTCTATTCTTTGTCCCGCTTCATTAAAATTGGATAAAACATCAAAGTTTTCTAATAACATTCCTAATTTTGAAGTAGGTCTTCTTGATGCGACATCATTTATTATTCCAGGTAATGATAAATTGTATTTAGCAGTACTCTTTCCATAAGTTTTTAAATTTAGATATTGTCCTGCAAAAGCTTCTACCCAGTTTAATAACATACCAAACCCTGCATTAGATAAACCAACGTGTGGGTTTAATGCTAATACTCTTAATGCATTATAATTAATAGCAAGATCTACTAACTTAGTGTCTGTTATCTGTCTAGTTCCTCCGCCTAATGTTTTAATAGTCGAACCTTTTTTCTTTTTCTTTTGATAAACAATCATATCTAAATAATCGTTAAATCTATCATAAGATCTTGAAATTTCACCTGAATAAGTTATTTCTTCTCCAGTTACCTTATCTACTATAGGCATTCCTTTACCGCTCAGTTTTCTTACTTGTCTGTGTTTTAATAATTCCTTAGTCATCTCTAACTCATTAATAATAGTTTGCATATTATTATAGTTATTAGCCATTGTAAAGAATTGTCTTAATGAGCTTCCCAAGTCGTAAGATACTTCTTCTGGAGTAAGATCAAAATTCTCACCAGTTCCTATCTTCAAAGTATAATGTGTAGGGACATAACTTAAAGGCTCTCCTGTTTTTGAAACTATTTCACCATAAGATGTTTGATCATCCCCAACAGTAAAGTAATCTATAAGTGTTTCTTTAGCTGTTCTTTTTAGTTTTTTATCAGACTCTAATAATAACTCTGCTTTTGAAGCTCTAATAGATGGTAAGAAAAATCCTGTTTCTTCAGTCCCTCTTCTATATTGCTGTTCTAATAATGTATTAGCATATTTAAAGTTCTCTATAAAATAATTATAGAATATTTTTCTTTGATCTCCTTCAGGTAATGCTTGTAATTTTTTATACTGCTCACTATATTCTATAGGATTATTTTTAAAGAAATTAGACCAAGTATCTTTACTAGATAAATTTGTGCCATTTTGTATACTATCTCTAACAAATTTTCTTTTCTTTTCATACCATTCGTATGTATGCTGATTAAGAATTCTTCCAGTTAACTTTCCATCTTTAGTTTTTTCAAGCATAAAATCATAAAGCTCTCTAAAACTATTTGTTCCTACCCCTTTTGAAGTTTGAAATGCTTCTAACTTCTTAATACGTTCATACAATCCTATATCCTCTTTACCTGTCCCGTATAAAAACTTTTGTTCTTGTTCATGTGTTTTATATACTTGTTCTTTAACTAATTTATCAACAGCTGCTAATACTGAATCTTTAGAATCCCCCATAGCATCTAGCCATCTAGCTAATAAACTAATATCTCTTCCCGCTTTTACTAATTCATTTTGTATAAACTCTTCTTTATTTTCAATTCTAGGATCTGAAATATAATCAGATAAGAAATTTGCTAATAAAGGTCTTCCTAAAGCTTTATATAATTCATATACTTTTTGTCTTTTATAAATAGCAGGAGCTACAATTTCATTTATTTCTTGTTCGTAGCCTTCGTTAGCTAATAGCGGAGCAGCTAATGATATTTCATCTAACATATCATATGTCTGAACAAATTTTAATACTTTATTCAGCTCTGGTATATTAACAGAACTAGTTGTTTCAAGTTCTCTTAGTTTATTGTATGCTGCATCAATATCTGCATTAGCTCTTCTCATAAATAGAATAAGCCCTTCTTTTTCTCCGATCTCATCTAGCTTTCCAAGTAAATCTTTTAATCCTGTTACATATTCTTTTGCATCTTTTTGTCGTTGTAATGAAGCTATTTTCTTTTTAAGATTGTTCTTAGCTGTTTCAAATATTTGCGATATCCTATCAGTCTCTTTATTAGCTTCTGCTTGAGCTCTTTCATTATTTGGATTTAAAAAGTTAAACATGTTTTTTAATGTCTTGTTCTTTATAGGCTTAAGCTTTTTAAGTTTAGAAGCTACAGGACTAGCTGGATTTAATAAATCAACACTAGTCATAATTACTTCTCCTGCTTTATTAATTGTAACATCAGCTTCTAAGCCTACTATATTCATTTCGTCTATTTTTATTCCTTTATTCTGAATAATATATCTATATAGCGAAAGTTGTAATCTATACTGATTAAGTAAGTTATTAGGAATTGTAGCTAAAGGGCCTGTAAAAGATGGTAATTGAGACTCTAATGTTAAGAATTTACCTTTCATTTTAGTTTTAAAGTCATGTATAATTCTTTTTCCTGTAGATGTAACCTCTATAATATCTACTTGACCTCCAATAATATCACTTTTATCTGCTACTTTTGTTTCCGTGTACAATCTACTTCCAGCTGTTATTTTAGATCTAACCCAAGCTCTTAGTTTAGGTAAGTTCTTATTAATAGCAGCTTTAGAACTAGTATCTAGATTTAAAGAATCTATTATTTGTTTATCCGTTAAGTTATTTACAATACCTTCCATGGTTTTGTGTAATTGCGTACCAACACCATCTTTTAAGAATTCCCATAATTTTTCTACTTTTTCAGATGTATTAAAAGGATTACCTGCTCTTCTATTAGCAGCTGCTACTTTTTCAGCTATTTCTTTAGAAGCAAATGGTTTAGAGAAAGCTTCTATAAAAGAAGTCGTTCTATTTAATTTTATACCATCTAATTCATAGAAATTATTTTCAGTAGTAGGATCTTGAATCCTATTACTTTCATTAATCATCTGTGAAAAGTTTTGTTTTTGATTGTTTAAAGCATAGTACTTTTCTACTCCTAAATTATCTATATTTAAACCGGTTATATCTCCATTTAATATACGAGAAGCCATAGGTCCAAATACATTATCTAATTGTTGTCTAAGCTCATCTTTTGCTTCTTGGTTTCTAGTAAATAATGCTTTTATTTGGTCCCATATTTTTCTTAACGTTCCTATGAATCCTTTGTATTTTTCTCTAACCTGCTGTTCATTTACTATATATTCAGCTAATATCTTACCTGCAGTTTCTTTTTGGAATTGATAGTCTTCTGTATATAATTTTTCATAATCTTTTACGACTTGGCCGTATAAATCTGTTTTAGAAGCTAGTGCTAATAGTCTTTGAACTGTAGGCTTATCTTCTAATGCTTCTATAAAGAAGTGACTTAATTCCTCTGGTACAGTATATCTATCTCTATTCTGATCTAAATACATAATTCTATTAAGCATATCAGCTGCACCTACTGCATCTACACCTAATTTTTTCTTAAGATTATTAATAGTTACTGCTTTAACTCCAAAATGTTTTTCAGCAAATCCTATTAAATAATTATCTAGATCTTTCAAAGCAGACTCTTTCATTTCTGGGCTTAATCTATATTCAAGTGTATTATTTCTACTTGTTATAGACCCTGAATCAAACATATTTGTTTGTGGTTGAGTATTTTGCTCTGTTTTATTGGCAGGATGGATACTTTCGTATCTTTCTTGCGCATACATTTCTACAAATCTGTATCTTTCTCCTAAAGGAGGTATTTCTTGGTATATTGCACCATTTAAATTCCCTGAATTTGTTTCGCTAGCAGCTAAAAATTTATATAATCTCCATTTACCTGCATTATATGATCTAAAATAATGTACAAATTCATTTGAATTTGGAACAGCACCTTCAATTATAAGATTTGGGTTTTGACTTTTATGTAAATAATGTTGATTAGCCTTTAAATTATGCGCTTTAATTAATTGCGGAGTTCTATGAAGAACTTTTTTATCTGCTATTTTTAAGAATCCAGGATCTGTAAACATATTTCTAATAATCTGATGAGTAGCATTTAAGAAATACTGATCATTCCACATTGAATTAGCCTCTGTTCTAAAGTAATTAGTCAATCCTGAAGATTTCCAATAGGATACTGGAACAAGATCTACAAAAGAATTAGGTCCTTTCATTAATCCTGAAGTAACAATAGAATACGATATTAAAGATTTAGCTAAATTTGCTACATCTTCTCTAGGGTCTAATAATAATTCGGCCCATCTATCTGTTATCTCTGATCTTTCTGATGGGTCTAGTTTAACACTATTATTAAATGCTATTAATTGTATAAATTTATCAGAACTTAAGTTATCAGGATGTGCATATAATAAGCCTAAGAATGGGTCATTAAATAAGTCGTGTTTCTTTTTAATTTTAGCTAACCTAGAAGCTAATGATTTTTGGTATTTGAATAATACGTTTTCAAGACTTTTTGTTCTAACTTCTCCTGATTTAGTATAAAATAATCCTCTCATAGGAGAATCAGGTTTAATTACAGAGAAATATAAACCTAAACTATTAATAGTATCTATATTTTGTGGTGATAATATACCATCTTCTTGACCTGTTAATTGTGCTATATTTCTTTTTAATTCTATAAACCCATTTTTATTAAATGGAATAAAGAAACTTGTAAATTCATTAGCGGATTCTATACCATATGTTATGTAAGACTGTACTCTCTTAGGTATTTTAGTAATTTCTATAGCAGATTTACTACTTTGTATATAATCTACATTATCCATAAATTGTTCTAGGTAACTTAATCTACTAAATCGTTTTATACCATCTGGTGATAAATATCTATTACTTTTTGAAACATCTTTTGCTACTTTTAAGTATCTCATAAAGTCACTTAAAATTTGTATTTGTTTTTTAAGATCTGCTTCATTTGAAAGATCTGCTTGTAAACCTGTATCATTTAAATAAGATGCAGTAGGAGTAAATTCTATTAGATTTTTTCTATTTATATTATTATAATAATCTAGTTGGCCTAATTGTTCTGCAGTAGTTCTAGCAATTTGAGCATGATTAGTAAAAGCAGGCGCATTTTTTACATTTTGTTCTAATTTTCTTATAATAGGCTGATTTATAAAATCTAATGCAGTTTCAACATTAAATCCAGCTCTATTTAGTATAGCAATTACTCCATGGTTAAATAGAGTTACACCTGCACGACCAATTCTTAAGTTTTTAGCATTATCTAAAGACTCACTCTGATGTGCAGCTATATAATTTAATATATATTCTCCATCAAAACCTTTTATTTTTGTCAGATCTACATGTGATGAAATATTATTTGCTCTTATGTTTATAGAATACTCTGGTTTTATTGTCATATCAGTAGACTGTGAAAGCGCGCTTCCTACAGAATGGTTTGAAAATGCTCCAATTAATGCAGCTGCTTGTTTATTAACCTCTTCTAAGTACATTTGACCTGAAGTACTAAATAAATTTAACCTACTCATTGTAGGAATTATACCTAATCTTTCGTATTTATTAATTAGATTTACATAAACATCTGTATCTAGAGGATTCATAACCTCTTCTACATGATTTTTAGAAGTTAGAATAGTATAATTTATATCATATATTAAATTATCTAAAGCTTTTGTAGATACGCCATCAAAATTTTGTTTTTCTTTATATTTTACATAATCAAAAGCTGAAATCTTTTCTCCATTATTTGTTAGTTCGGGGAACATTAAGAACATTTTATCAATATCAAAATCAGCTCCCATTTTATTTACAACTTCAGTAGGTAATATTACTATACCACCCGCGTTCTCTGGTAAGACTTCTACTATTTCTAATGCCATCATAGAAACTTTTAATTGTGTAGGAATCCTATAACCAATAGATGTAAGTGCTTCTCTAGTTATGTTATTTTTAGCTAGATATTCTTCTGTAACTACTCCTGCAGGTAAATTATATTTAGCTCCTAATTGATAAGGTAATTTTATTTGAGCTACAAAACCTCCGTTTTTAGTAGGCTTTATAGTAAGTTCATCTGAAAGTTTATGTCCATACTGAGCTATTTGAATAGCCCCCATTCCTTTTGTTTTCTGTCTTAAAACTCTATTTTTATATAGATTATTTAAAATAGACTCAAATGTTTTTGCAAATGTAGGAAAAGAAAGAGGTGCTTGGAAATCATATCTAGTTTCTATATTATCAATTATTTCGTCTATATTTAATATCAAATAATAATTATCCTCTAATTCTCTTTCGTTTAAAGAATTTTCTAATATACCTCTAACCTTTAAAAGAAATTTTTTCTGATCTTCATAGTACTGATTAAATTCAGCTGCACCTTTTATTTCATCTCTATTTTCATATCGTTCCTTAAACTCTTGCCAACCCATTTCTTTTACTAATCCATCATGAGATCTTTTTATTTTTTCTGCAAATGCACTATCATATAAATCTCTTATTTGATCTCCTTTTATAGAAATACCATTTAATGTGTAATTAAAATTAGACTCTATATTAGCAGTAATAAGTTTACCAAATTGAGTTCCATATAATTGTTTTTTAGCTTTAAAATCAACTACTTGTGGTGATCTTAGATTTCTAGTATCTAACTCAGTTACTACTATATCTTTTAATTGTTCTTGAGTTGTTGGATTTGATATACCAACAGCTCCTGTCTTAACTGCAGACTCAAAACTTACCATATCTATTTTCTTAAGACCGCTGTATTTACCTACAGCTTCCATACGTTGTCTTAAGTTATTTATCGTTACTGATTCTGAGCTATCTTTTTCATTTTCTGTCATCTCTCTTAATAATGGATAAACAGAGTGTTTAATTTGCTCCCATACTAGAGTTTTTCTACCATTATTATCTTCTACTATTCTATCTCCCCAATAAAAAGTTTTTAAAGGATCAAATAATAGTTTTTTAGATTCTTTATTTCCTAGTTTTCCTTTTGACCAATATTTCTCATAGTATACTCCATGCTTTTCAGGTATCCATTTACCCTGGGACTCTAAATAAGATTTATAAAATTCTATAGTAGAAAAACTTTGCGCATCTGTTTTATTTAGATTGGCAAATTGGTCTGCTATTTGATCAGCCTTTTTAGAACCGGCTTCTTTCAATGCTTTACGTATATTCTCAACTAATGTAGGATCTTTTTTATATACATCTTTAAATATAGAATGTGATATAGTATTACTCATACCATACTTTCCTATTACAGGATCAAATCCAGGAGTTATACCTGCATAATTTCTTTTACCCGCATCTATAAATATATTACCTGTATTATCTGCTTTATAAAATGCAGGATCCCCCATCATCATAGTATATATATGAGGTAAATAAACAATATCATTAATAGCAAATTCTACCAAAGCTGGCATAATATTTGTATTAATAGTCTTTCCCTGTAAACTTTTAGGAGGTAATAATATATTCTTATATGTATTATCTTTTTCGTTCTTAGAAACTATTCCTTCTTTTTCAAATTTGTTTAAAGTCTCTGTTATATTTTGTATAACATATTCTCTGAGTTTATTTTTTATCTCTTTAACGGCATTACTCATCTGCTCTTGACTAGCAGTATTTGAGTCTCTTAACATTCCTAACTCAGTATAGAAATCTATATTATTTAAAGTAGGAAATATAATAAATCTTAATCCATTTGCATTTTTTCTATCACTCATATGATCTCCAGGCTCATTTTTATAATGATAATTCTGTATCATACTTTCTCTGCTTATTTTATTATCTCCAAATAATTGGTCTTGAACTTTTAATATTCTACCATACTCTCTTAAAGCTAGCGGATATAATAAATCTACTGCAGTATCTACAAATTGATTAGCTTGGTTAACACTAGTGCCATTCCAAGTTATATGACTAGATCCTGGATATATTCTAGGTAATGCCATATACATAGATTGCATTTTATCAGATCTAGTTCCTATATTTATTTTAGTAAAAGGCTGACTTCTATCAGTAAAAAAAGCCCATCTAGTTAAAAGAGATTGTTGTGGATTTAAATCTTTATAAGATGTTGATCTTCCTTTATATCCTGCTTCCTTAAGAGAGTCTAATGTAACTATACTTAATTTTTCTCTAACATTATCAAATTTTTCTATAAGATCAAGGATTAAATGATCTTCATAGAATGTATCTTGTTTATATTTATTTATAGCGCTTTCATAAGTATTTTTACTTCTTAGTTCTAATACTCTTTTAGAATCAAATGTATTTAGATTAATAGCATATATATTTTTACCATTACTATGGAAAGAAGCTAAGGCTTTATCTACTTTAAAGTTAGATGCTAATTGAGCAAACTTATTTAAAGACCCCATTTCCATATCTCCTGCAACAAATGGGCTGATTCCTTTTCTTAATTTAGCTAGTATATGTGAATAAGAATTTGATCCTGACATATACTTATGTAAGTCTCTAACAAAAACTTCATCATTATTATATAAACTATTATAAGCTTCATTAGGAATTAATATACCAGTTCTATCTAGTATTTTTTTCATCTGCTCAATATACTTCTTCTTAACTTCTCTATGAGCATTCATCTCTTTTTGCTGATCTCCTTCTTTTACAATAAACTTTAGATTTGACCATAAGTCAAATATTTCTTTAGCTGTAGACTCATTTATAGTATCTTGTTTACCTTCTTGTATATTAAATAGATCTGTAGTTACTTCTCTATTTCCTATCCAATCATTGATAATCATTCTATTAAAACTATTTCTATTTGCATAGACTAGTTTTATCATACCATCTTGAATAATAGGAATTTCAAAATCTATAAGTTGATCATTCATATGGGTTATAAACTTATTTTTAAAAGCCGGTGACCCATTATTTATTCTATCCAATACAACCTCCGCTATTTTATTATCCTCTGCTAATAGCTCTAATCTATTCATTACATCTCCCTGTGGAGTATTCGCTAATGCAAATTTTAAATAAGAGTAAACTTCAGAGAATGAGTAGAAACTTTTTTCTCCTAATAAACCTCCTCTAGACCCATCATTTTTTTGTATTAAAGATAGTTCTATTTTTACATCTTTAGATAATGTAGCTTTTCTAGGTCTCTCAAAGAAATTTATCCCATGAATATGTTGCGCTGTTTCTAATTCTGCGTTTTCTAAATCAGTTTCAAACTCTTCTGATGCTGCTATATCAGATGTATTTTCTTCAGAAATATCTATTTGTTCTTCTATTTCAGCATTTTGAGTTTCTATTAATTTTCCAGACTCTTTAAATCCGAATCTTACACCAAATACTGTTAAGTTTCTAACAACAAGATCTCGGAATCCGGGGCTAACAACATTTATATTATTTTCATCAAATTGACTATAAAAGTTTTCTTGTAATGCTGCTTTTGACCATTCTTCTCCTTGTTCTATTCCTGCTTCTGTCATCTGCTCACCTATCCTTTCCATATTTTGTCTTGCAGCTTCTAGTTTTGCTACTAATATTTTAGGATCTGTTAATTTTTCTAGCCATAAATCACCATATTCTTTCTGATAAGCTTCTCGCATCTTATTAGTAATCACATCTACAATTTCATTCTTTTGAATATTAGTATATCCAGGCTTTTGTCTTAGTTTATACGCGACTGTTGATCGTTCTCTTAATTCTTTAGTAGTATACTTATTATAGTTTCTAGAACTTAAATCACTAAACATCTCATTAAGAGTAAGATCCATACCTAAGAATTTCTTTATGTATGTCATAATATCCTTAAAGAATTTAGCTATGGTTCCTATTAAACCTCTATTTTCTTGAGTAATTCTATACTCCATAAAAGATTCCGCTAATTTTGTTTCAAGCTCTTGTTGATTTTGTATACCCCACTGTTGTTGAGCAGCTTTAAATAAAGAAGATTTTTCATTAGCAGTTAAATGTAAATCTATTATTCTTCGCATAGCTTCCCAATAAGCTGTACCTTTCTTAGCAAATTGTGCTAATGTTACCATACCCTGATGGTAATATCCATAAGCTTGACGACCATCTTTTAAAGTAATATACTTAACTCTTGCAGCTATTTCTAATCCCTCTTCACCAAACTTATCAATAAACCATTGTACTTCTTCTTCAGATAATAAAAGATTAGATTCTGGATTAACTTCATATTGTCTTAATTTAAAATCAGTATCTATATCATCACGAGATTTTGTAGGAGGCTTCTTTTTAGGCGCTTTTTTTATTATTTCCTTCTTTTTATTCTTTTTTTCCATCTGTTCTCTTGCAAAATTATCTAGATTTTGCATTTTACTAGGGTCAAAAGATGGACTATACTTATTATCTATCTGAGCTTGTGGATCAAATCCAAATAAATTAGAATTTTGATTAAATTCAGGCCCTTTATTTAAGAAATCTGGGACTTTTTTTGGATTAGATTTAAATTTTTCTTCAGTAGGCTCTACATAAATATTAGAATTATAGAACTGTTGAGATCCATTAGCTGGAATATCTGTTGAAATAGGTAATATATTAGGATCTGTTAAGTATTCAAAATAAGAATTCCATGACCCTAGTTTAGATTGAAAAGGATCTTTCATCATTTCCATTCTAGCCTTCTGAATATTATATTTCTTACTCATAAGATGTTCAACTAGTGCTTCTCTTATACTTTTTCCACTCAGATCTAGAGTTTTAGAACTTATATATTTATTTTTTCCTTGTTTTTTAACAGCTCCTGTTTCTTTATCGTATTCAACAAAGAAAAATTCAGGATTGTATGATAAATTATGTCCATTAAGAGCTGTTAGAAAATTATTTCTTTTATTTTGTCCTGCAGCACGGTATTGTAATCCAATAATTTTATCTTTATATGGAAATACTATTTCAAAATTATCAAACACAAGTCCTGGAGCATTCTTGCTATACGTTCTTACAGTATTAACTATTTTTTTAATCTCACTTTCTATAGTAGCCGGAGTTAAACTATAGTCTAATATAATTTCAATAACTGCATCAGCTGCTTCTTGACTTAGATTAGATGTAGATAATCTAACAGGAGTAAGTATTCCGTTTGCTCTTTTAATAGCAGCATATATAGCACCATGCTCTATAAAAGTAGAAATATCAAAATCCATATTATTTTTTTGCCATATAATAACACCTTCATTTTTATTACCATATCCTAATATTAATGAATTAGCATCTCCGAGTACACTTATAGGCTGTTCTATAGATTTACCATCCTTTTTTAATCTTAATACCCAACCGTTTCCTTTACCTGCAATCTTACCTTTTATATCTTTTAGTTCTTTTTGCTTTGCAAATATTTCTCTTATACGGGTATTTTCTTTAGAAAAAGCGCTGATTCTAAGTTGTCCTAGATTTACAGTAGGATCAGAAGCTAAACGAATACTAATAACCATTTTAGTAGGATCATTAGATTTATAAAACTCATTATTAGGTTCTGGTCTTAATATAATATCAGTCCCTACTCCTATATTAGGATCATTAATAGCCTGAAAATCAAATATTTCATTATTATTTCTAACATTAGAATCTTTTCTAATAACTAATGCATTACCCTTTTTATCTGTAAGTATCTTAGGGCCCGCATTATCTTGTAATACAATTCTTTTACCTTCTCTTACTATATATCCACTGCTATTTAATCTAGGAGGATAGTAATATAATACTTGATATTTACGATCAAATTCTTTTCTGTTTTCTGTCAAAAGCTTATTCATAGCTTCTGTCATAGGAATCATTTTCAATGTAGATTTTGGTACAGGATTACCATTACTATCTACAACTGTAACAACTACAGCTTCATTGTGAGGACCTACACTTTCAAGACCATAACTCATAAATTGAGGAGTCATCGCAGTACCTTTAGTTTCTTTTAAAGTTTTTTCATCTAAAACAGTAGGATTAGATGTGGTAGTAGGAGTAGTTTTAGTTTCATCTGTCTTAGAACTTTCTGCATTTTCTGCAGCCTTTCTCATTTTGTTCTTTTGTTTCTGCTGATTTAGTTGATCTTTCTCTTTATTTAGTATGTCTTTCTGCTCCTTATTCATCTCCATATTCAGCTTTTCTATTCTATCTATTTCATCTTGCTTCTCTTTAGCTTCTTTTAGGGCTTGTTGTAAGGCTTCTTTATTTTTTAAAGACTGTTGTATTTGTAACCACTCGTTCTTAATCTTTGTTGCTGCTTCTTGAAATCTAGCATTGTCAGGATGTTGTAACATCCATTGATCTATATCTTCCTCAGTTACTTTTTCTTTTACTATAAAATCTCTAAAATCTTGTATTAGTGCATCGGTTGCTGATTCAGCAGCTGCTTGCTCTATAGAAGGTTTAAGAACTTCATCGAGATCTTTTTTCTCCATAGTAGTTAACTCCTTTCCCGACTCTAGTTTATTTATATTTTGTATTTGTTTTAAAGCCATATCCCTTAGCGCTCTATATTGTGCTTGTCTATGTCTTTTTCTAAGTACATCTCCATTTTCTACCTCTTCTAAAAACTTCTCTTCTTCTTGGAATTGCTCTGGAGTTAATATCTCTGATGACTCACTCTTTAATTTATCAGAAACTACTTCTAATTCGCTTATGTAACCTTCTAACTCTTTTATTTGTTCCTGCATAGAGTTAATAAGCTTATCATTCTTTTCTCTTTCTGATTGAGGAGTATCTTTAAGATTATTATATTGCTCTAAACCTTCTTTATTTTCTATTAATTGCTCTAAAGCTAGTTTAGAAGCTTTAATCTGCATGATCAGATTATGTCTCATTTTTGTTTGAGCTCCTAGTTGTTTGTATTTTTCTTGAGAGTAGATATCTGATTCTAGATCTAATTCAACTTGTTCATTAATCTCATTTATCAGATTTTGATATATTTGCACAGCCATTTGTTGCTGCGCTACTCTAGCAGAAATACCAGGACCATACTTGGCTCCAAAAGGACTTTTAAAATATTTATTATAAGCAGTACTTGCTTGCTCTATTATACTTAGCATATCTGCTTTTACATCTTTTATTTGTTCTTGAGTAATACCAGCATCAGTAAGAATTTCTTCCATGATCGGGTCTTCCATCATTTCTTTTAAAAGATCTCCATTATTAACTAGTTCATTATTCATAGCTAAATTAACTGCCAATAATCTTTGTAACTGCTTAACCTTATAAGTATCTCCTTTTTCTTGAGCTTCTTTCATTTGCTCAGAAACATTAGCAAGCATTTCCATTCTTTTAGTAATAGCTTGTATCTTAGCCTGCTCTTGTTTTTTATAAGCTTTACGATTCATAAGACCTGCACCGGCTGTCATCACAGCACCTCCTGCAAATCCCATAATACTAGATGACCAAAATCCACCCTGAGTAGAATACTTTCTAAGACGACTAAGTAAACTATCATCTGTCATAGTATCTCTACCAACATCATCAAAACCTGCTAAAAGATCTCCTTGTAGAATACCTTCTTGCATAGCTATCCAGTTAATTTGCTCTTCTATAGCTTCTGTATAAGACCATAAACCAAACTTTGCTAAGGCTTTAGCTTTTGGCTTAATCCATTTACCTACTTTACCTAATCTTGTTTTTGGTATTACAGTTTTTGGGGCTTTTAATGTAGCATCTTGAGCCGTTCTAACAGCTGAAGAAGTAGCTCCTTTACCTCTATATTTAGCACGACCAAACATTAAACCATATTGTGCAATATCAAAAAATGCATTAGTCCAATCCCATTTAAAAGTATGAGCTGCAGCATGAGATGAAATATATCTTGCAGCCGCATCAGCAAGAGCTGGATCATTTAAAGATATTCCAGACTCTTTTAAAAATTGTTGGCCTCCTTCTGATTCTAAAAACTCATCTAAATTTTTTTGATTTTGGAACCAAGCAAGATTCTTTTCATAAGATAGTAATCCAGTTTCCGCAGCTTCTCTATAATTCTCCATATATCTCATAGACACACCCCCTACTACTGCTTTTGTCATCCAGTCTGTAGTTTTATTACTAAATAATTTTCTATCTAAAAACTTACCTGTATTTGCTATTCTTGAATACTTACTTGCTCTAGCAGCATTATTAACAGCTTTTAAAGGTCCCACACCTGCAAATTTACCGGCTTTTGTTACAGCCCATGCAGGAAAAAATAACGATAGAGCAGATCCTATCGATACCATATTATTATACCACCAACCTGAGTCATTAGGTTGCCATGAAGAACCTGGATACATTTCATATATAGGGGTAACTTCTTTTGTCCATTCTCTTATTCCACCCCCTAAATCTGAAATAGCATTAGTAAAACCATCATTTATATCTAAATTTATTAAATCTAATAAAGATCCGAATCCTTCAATAGTACCCCCAACTATTTCTCCTATTACAAATTGATTTAAAAAACTAGTAAATTGGTCCCAACCAGTTTGTCTACTAGCACGCATCATATCTATTTGAGATGGATCACTAACCCCAAAATCTACATCTGGCCAATCATAAAAATTAGTATTATATGTAACACCTTGATGCATAGAAGGATCCTGAAATCCTAAATCTACACCGTGGATATAATCCTGTAGACTTAAAGGATCTGCAGCTGCACTGGCTTTTTTAGGCCCACTTATTTTCTTCTCTGAATTTCTTTCAGGTAATTGTGTAATAGGGTCTATACCTTGAGTCTGTGTTTGTATAAAATCTTGTAATCCCATATTTTATTTCTATTTTTTGATCCAGTTTGGATGTACTATACTTGTATTAAAAAGATTATCTTTATTGTATCCGAATTCTCCTATAGAGAAATGCCACCATTCTTTTGGATTTTGTAGTAATGGTTCATATGTATATATCTCTCCAAAAGGATTATCTTGATATCCTAAGTCTTCTTGTCTTGTTTTGAATAAAGGATCGCTAGTAGGGAACGTATCTGTACCATACATTCCTCCTCTAGTAGCCTCTCGAGAACCTGCTTGTGATAAAGATTTTAATACTACTCCTGCTATTATACCTTTAATATCACCTAGATTTCCAAAGTTATTTCCTATTTCTTCAAGATCAGTAAGAGTAGATAGCATTGTACCATTTTTATCAAATATTGCCATATCATAATGACCAGGCTCTTGAGAAATATCAAATGCTTGTCCTATTACATGGAATCCTTTATTACCTTCTGCAACATAAGGACCTACTTTACCCCCATCAATCCATTCTTGATGTGCTTGTTGTTGTCCTGTATAAGATCTAGATATATCAGAAATAGGTATTCTAAATCCACCTGCTCCTCCAGATACAAAGCCTAATTGTAATTCTCCACTTTCTATTAATTCTCCTACATTTTGATTTAAATAAGTGTCACCTGATGTATAAGGTAATTTAAAACTTTTTAAGACATCAAATATACCATAAAGATTTCCATTTTTATCAGATCTATCAAAGAAATTTACTTGCTGTCCATCTACTATTTGAGATGATCCTAAAACTCTATTAACCTCATCAAAAGATAACTTCATTATTTCAGCTAATGGTTTCTTTATATTTACATTTGAATCTATAACATTATTTCCGCTTGCCATTCCAAACCCTATATCATATAAGTTATGAGTTTGCCAATGTTCATCACTATAAACTGTTTGTCCTTTTTTAGCAAGGAATCCAAACTCACTTCCAAATGAATCTTGTACATCAAACACCATTTCATTTGCAGTAACTGGTTTATTAGGTTGTCCCTGAGGTACAATATCCCAACTTTCTGCATCTATTCCTCGATTAATTGCATTCTTTTTATCTTTCTTTAACCAGTAACTAGCTTCATTTATTCTTGAAGGATCATTAAACATTAATATATTACCTAATTGAACTATTTCATCTCCATTGAACATTGTTGTTCCATCTGCATATACAGGCTGGCCATTTTCATAATCAATTATAGTACCTTTTGTAGGTACAAATATATTATTTCCTACACTTAATGCTTCTCCATCAGGTCCTTCTTTAAAGTAATATAGTCCTACTGGTACACCATCTGACCTTAAAGTATTACTTGGTATTATATTACCTGGTATTTCTCTTGCTTTAGATTGGTCTAAATAAGCAAGGAAATTACTATTATTTACCATTTGTTGGTTTGTACTCAATTCTATTTGCTTATTATTATCATCTTTACCATAATTTAAATGTAAATTTTGATATTGAGGAGTAGCTGCAGTGTATATTCTTAAGTTAGGTTTATCTGCATCACCAGTAGGTAGGTTTAATTCAACTGCATATCCATCAAATGCTCCTATAGGCGTTGAAGAGTAATGTAAGATAACATTCTTTCCTATTCTATAATCATCTTCATATGTTTTATTTGCAGCGGTTGGAGATTGACCCCATTGATAATCTTCCATTAATTCTAACACTTGTTGAGAATTTAGTGTAGTACCATCTTCTAATACCCATGGATGATCTTCTTCACCAAATAATATTTGTGTATATGTTTTAGCCTCTTCTGCATCTACATCAGCAAATCCAGTACCTTTATATTGATTATTATTATAATTTCTACCATTAAAAGGTTTTGTATCTCCAACTATTTGTGTCATTTCACTATAAATAGGAGCAGCATTACCTGGACCTATCCATTGGAAATATCCATCCCACTGTGTTAATACTTGTTCATAATTATCAGCTGTACCTGCCATATTATATAATTTTTGCATATCTCCTACTCCCGCAATAGGATCTCCATCTTCATCAAATTGTAAGAAAGTAAATCCATTTTGCATAAACGCATCTCTATCAGCAGCATTATTATAATCATACCACACACCATTAAGACTAACCTGTGAAGCAAAACCATTCTCATCCATACTAGCTGGGTTAGCTTCTATATCTAAATTACTAGCAGCTTGTTGGAATAAATTCATAAGAGAGAATTCATAATTCTTCATTTTACTTTCAGCCAATAATATTTGATTATCTAAAGTTTCTCTTAATTTAGAATCAAGATTACCACTTCTTTCTAGATTTGCTTTTCTATTTAAAAGATCTAAATATTGAACTTTAAGATTTTTAACTTCTTGTGCAAAATAACTACTTTGCCATTGAGGTTCTTGTTCAGATATTACTACTCGTTCTGGTTTTGATGTAGCTTCTTCACCATTCCATGTCCATATATTTTCTAAAATAGGTTTTCCAACTGTCATGTTCACTGATCCTACAGTACTCTTTTCAAAGTTTATATCTTTAACATCTGGTCCAGTATTACCTGGAGTAGTATTTCCTCCTTTTGTAGATGTTATATCAAAAGTAAGATCTGATTCTAAGAATCTTTCAGCCATTCTTCCTAATAAACCAGCTCTAGCATATGATAAAGCAGCATTAGTAGGTTGACCATTTTGATCTAGTAATGGATTCTCTTCTAGTACTCCATCTATTAATTCTTGTGCATTTTCTTGATCTCCATAAAGATTTTTCAAATATGTCATTGCATAATCATTAACAGAGCTTATATAATCTTCTTCAGTATTATACCATTCAGGAGAAAGCATTAAATTTAATTCATTTCTAAATCCAGAATTAAGTGCAGACATATTATTCATAGTTGCTGTTCCTGCAGTATGATATAATCTAGCTCTATTAATAGAATTATTTTTAGTTTTTATTACTTGTCCTGAAGTTTCAGAATCAGGATCCATATCAATAACATCTGTTTCTGTAAGTTCTTTTTGTAGATCTTTAAAGATAGCATCTATTTCTGAATCTTGATCTACATTAGGATGTAAACCTGAATATACAAATGGATTAAATGTTTGTTGACCTGTAGCATCATTATACGACATATGATCCTCATAGTTTATTGAACCATCAGAACCAACTCCTTCTTGTATCCATGTATTAAAGTTACCCGGATCTAAAAAAGGATTAAATATTTCATCATAATCTCCTGCTGTTCTGGCTTCATTCTGTGCTTTAATATACTCACTAACATTTGCTGTATTAGTTTTAATTTGGTATAGATTTCCAAATTTCATATCTTTATCTACTTGTCTAGCTATTGTTTTTAATTCTGGAATCATAGCATAGTAGTTTCCATTGTATTGATTGTACAGATCGTCTAATTGGGTAGTAACGTTTTCTCTATATTCTTTTAGATATTTTTTTTCTGCTGGGTGATATGCTTGTATACCCATGATTGAATCTTGGGTAGCATTAAATAATAATTCTCCCTGATTATCTCTTTTCTTTTGTTGTCCCGCCATCGTTGCCAATTCTTGAAATGGTAAAGGAACGTAAGTATTTATTACGTTCTGTTTAGCCGGACTCATGTATTCATTTATAGCCATATCTTATTTATTTTGTAGTTTTAAAAAGATCAAATAAATTACTAAGGTTAAAATCATCTCCTCCAATATTTAAATCACCTTTAAATGCATCCATGTCAAAAGCTCCATCTTCACCAAAATAATTTGGAAACATTCTTTGTATTCCGCTTAGTTTTAATGCATCCATATTTTGTAAATTTTGTGTTAGCTTATTTTTCTGAGCTAAATTAGATATACCTTCAAAGAATGATTTTTCAAAGCCTTGTTGAACTCCTTTTCTTTGATTCATAATATTTCTAATTCTTGCAGTTTCTTGTCTTTCACTTTCACCTATTTTAAATAAAGCATCTGCATAAGAAGCAGCTCCTTTTTTATTCATTTCTTCAAATAGCGCTCTAGTTTTTTGATCTGCTCCCATCTTAGTACCAAACAATTTAGCTAGATTACTAGCATATTCAGAAGAACTACCTCCACTAGCATCTCTTAAATAGTTAGTTGCTGTATTTAACATTTGTTCATTAGAAGCAAGAGCAGATGTAGGATCATTATACATATTACCTTCTAAAGTTCTTAAAAGTTGTTCTGTTCTTTTATTACGTATAGGCGCTTCTCTTTGAATAGGTTCTTTAGATTTAAAAAAGTTATACCAATTAGCTGCATTTTCTGGTCCAAAAGTAGAACCTATTCTATCAAGAAATCCTTTTTCTCCAAATAGGTTTGATAGAAAATTCTTTTTATTTCCCCCTTCTCCATCTTCTCCATTACCATCACCAGTATTTCCTGTATTATTATTTTGATCAAGTTCTTGCTGAGTAACTGGAGCCATATCTTCATCGCTAATATCAGTCTTATATATATTTCTAGCATCATCCCACCAATCTTCAAAAGTTTCTCCTGCTCCACCTTCAAAATCAGGTCCTTTATTTTCTTGCCATAATTTTCTAGCTTTATTTTTATTAAGAATACTAGCCATATCACCTTCTTCTAGTACTTCGTTTTTACTATATAAATCCAAAGCATCACTTACTCTAATTTTAGGTCCTATATTTAAGTTTGAAAAAGGTTTTTTTAATGTTGAGAAAAAGTCTTTATAACTTTGTCTTCTTGCATCAAGATCTGCTCCTTCAGGAAAAGGTCCAAACATAGGATCTTGACCACCTTCAGCGCTCCATCTTTCTTTTGGGCCACCTTCTTTAGTACGATTAGGATTTAACCAATCTATAACACTTTGTACTTTTCTTTTACCTTCTCCTGTTTTTATTCTTGGTATTCTTCCTCTAAAAGGTTCTATAGGAGTACTCATAAATTCATCGTATTCTTCCTCTTCTGCTGCTACATCTAGGTTTCCTGCATTCGGATCATTTTTTCTTCCAAAATTTGTAGGTAATCCTAACTCATCTGCAACTATATCCCACTGACTATTTGCTTGGTATTGGGACAAAGGAGGTGGTTTAGAACCTTCTCCAACAGTTCTATCATCAACAGGAGTCTCCCCGCTTAATATAGCACCAAGATCATTTCCCATTAAACCTCTTTCCATTAAATTAAAACTAGGCTTACCCTCTATAGGGTCTCTTTTTTCATTTACTGCATTGAATCTACTTAGATCTACATCTCCAAACTCTAAAGGAGTGTTCATAAATTCATCATACTCTTCTTCTTCAGCTTGTGTATCAAGAGCTCCTGGATCTACTTTATCTGCAGTTAGATCTATACTCTCTAACATATTACCACCCTGTACTACATTTCCTTCAGCATCTATCCAACTATCACTCTCAACACCACGTGGTCTGTAAGTTGAATCGAACTGCATATACTGATCTCGTAATTCATCAGTCATTACAGGAGCTTCTGAAACGACTGTATTTCCTCCTCCTGTTATTTGTTGTATAACAAATTTACCATAAGGATCTCCATAATTTCTTGATATATCTTCTAATTGTTGTTGTAAACTCCAATCATTCAGATCTTTTCCTGCATATGTTGTAACTAAATCTTGTATAATTTGTTCCATATTAGGAGGTTGTGCTTGTTTCGTGTCCCCTCCAGTTTCATATTTTCTCATTCCATATGCAGCCAATGGCATTCCTGGTGGTGGAGGTCCTTGTTGAGGTCCCTGTTGTTGCTGTTGAGCAAAATATTTTTGAGCTAGATCTGGAAAATCTCTCATAAGTTCCTCAGGAGTAGCGCCTCCTTTCATAGCATCTCCAAATGCTATTTGTCTAGCTTGTTCTTGTTCTTGCTCTAAATCTTGTAATTGTTTTTGTTTAGACTTCATCATTTGTTGTGCAGTCTTCTTACCTATATCGTCAATACTAGGATCGTTTAATATCTTTTTTAGTTTTTCCATATCTTTTGCAAGCTTTTTAGAAGCGTCTGCAAATGACATATTGTGTATTTTAGATTTTAATTTTTTAGAAAATACATACTGCTCTTGACCTCCTCCATTTACTACTTCTCCTCCTTGAGAGTGACTCTTTCCTTTTAACTCATGTAATCCAGGCATTCCTGTAGATTGCATTTGTCCTGTAGTTTGTGGAGGTGTATTACTTTTAATAGTTTCTCCTCCTTCTGCTTCATATTCATTACCTTGGCCTCCATACATTCTTCGTCCTCCTTCTGAACCTAATAACATAGGCAGTTTATTATTATACCAACTAGCCATCCAGCTCATTTCATCACCCTCACCTAAACCTTCAATTTCACTTTTAACATTTCCTAATTGACCAGCCATACTACCCATATAATCCATCATTTCCATTCCTAGATTTGGCATATCTAAAAATGGAGTCTCAGCTTTACTTTGTAAAGCCATTAAATTATCTGTTAATCCTGCTATATTAGAAGTTTTAGTACCTCCTGTTGTTAGTTCGTCTTCTAATTGATTTGCTTTAGTTCTAGCTTCATTTCTTTCTTCTCTTATTTTTTGATTTTCATTAAAAATATATTTAGAGCCCATAGAATCTAATATAGGATCTGCTAAAGAAAAAGGAAAAGGTAAAGCCTGAGCTACATTTAAATCTCCTATTGTTCCTGCTAATTTTAATCCCTGACTTGCTTTAGGCATTCTCATAGGATTACCTCCGTAGGCATACCACGAAGTTGTCTTTTTTACTTTCTTTTTTCTTTTAGCCATTATATATTATTTACCAATTTACAAAAATAATTAAATTTATTAAACTTCCAAACTTTTTATCTGAAAGAAGCTCTAAAATGTACCTGAAAATAGTAAAGTAAAAACTTTATATTTTTAGATACTCCAGTTACATCATCAAAATTATCATATATAAGTTCTGTCATTATATATTTATCTCTTAATCTTTCCTTAAATAATCTACTAGGATCATATAATGATTCATTAAATACATCGGGGTTTTGAATATCTGCATTTATAACATTTCTAGGAACAATCATTTGCCAACTACCTTCTATATCTTTTACATTATCTCCTGGAACTAAATCTATCCATCCACTAGATTGATAGTTATTAGTATATCTAACTTCTTTAAAAGGATCTCTAACTGATACTTGATAATTAAATACAGATTCTTCTGTTACTCTATAAGTTTCCATATAAAATACTGCATTATCAAATGTTTTAGTATATGAAGGGACTGTATTAGTTACAAATTCTACAGAAGATGGATACACAAGATCATAAAAAGTACCATAAGTACCTACATCGTGTAAATATAAATCATCTCTTCTAAATGCATTGTCATCATAATGACAATCTAATGTGCAGTTAGGACTAAATATTCTATGTCCATCATTTATATATATAGAAGGTGTAAAAGAATAAAATGAAGTATAAGCATCTGCAAACTCATTAAATGCTACAGTAAAAGAATTTTTATAAGGACATAATCTTTGTATAATATCTCCTATCTCTGGATAAACATATTGATCTATCGCATCTAGATTAGCAAGATATGCTTGTTGGGCTTCACCATACTCTTCATAAGGTACACCTACTATACCATATCCAGAACCAAGTCCGTCAATTCCTCCTTCCCAAGATAATTGCATTAGTACATCACCTGGTTGTAATTGATCGTTCCCATACCCATAGTTCGTTGCTCCCCAATATGCATAATTTACTATTAGAGCTGAATATATGTTAGAATTTACTTCATCTCCTGTTATAGTAAGTCCACTTGTTAATGTATTACCATCAGGATTAAGCCAATATACATCTTCATTATTCCATATACCACTAACATCCTCGTCAGGTGTTGGACACTCGTTACATGTATTTACAGGTCTTGCTATATATGTAGTACCAAGATTAGTATAAAACCAATCTATAATTATATAATCTACAGGTATTTGAGATTGAGAATCATGGAATGTAAATAAAGCTTCATAATGTCTAGAATCAAAAGTAGCTGTTATACCCTTATTTAAAAATGGATTATCTTCTTTTAATATATCTCCTAGTAAATTATCTTGGAAATAACCATTTAATCCTTTTACATCTGATAAAGGTTGATTACCTTGTCCACTAAACTTAAACATTTTCTTCTGTAATATATCAAAGAAATAAATTGCACTATCACTTTTAGTCATAGCCCATTGTTGTTTAGATCCAAATTGTTCTGATATATAATCATAATGAGATATAAAAGCTCCAGCTTCTCCAGATACAGTTCCTAGCTGTATATCCATACCATTCTGAGCTTGTACAATAGCATTAGGATTAATAGTAAGAGCACCAAAAGCTTTATCTTGAAAGAAATACATATTATCTTTTAAGATCATAAGATTATTTAATGGTCCATATATACCTTCTACATCTTTATAGTTATCTGCTTTAAATACAGTCCATTGATCTGTTCTTTCTCCATTTATTTTAGTACCAGAATAATATATTCTAGTATCAAATTCTTCATTTAGATCCATACCTATACCTAAAGCAAAGAATGTTCTTACATCATTCTGAGCTAAATAAGCTCTATTTAATTCATACTCATCATGAAGTTGAAGATCATCTTCTAAATCTTTATTTGCATAATGATAACCTCCTCTATAATTAATATCTAAATGTAGTTCTAAAGGAACCATGACACCATTCCTTTTACAATAACTATTATCACCTATCCATTCTATATCAGAACTAGTATCTAGATAATCTTCATAAGTACTTTCTGAAAGATAATCATTAGGACCTTGTCCTCTATTTTTTTCAAATTGTGTATAATCATATACGCCTACATATACATCACCTCCCCATACGTCATGAATAAATGGTTGAGTTGTATCTGTATTTTCTGTTATAGGTACATAATGACCACAAAACATATATTGTGTAAAACTTCTTGCTGCAAAAGATTGTCCTCCATAAGGAGATCCATATCTTTCATAACTAAATATAGGACGATACATATGTCTAATTTCAGGATCATCATTACCTCCCATATAATAATTATAAAATGGAATATCTTCTTGTGTAGTTACTAATAAAGCTTCACTACCCATAGATCTAGGACGGCTTGCATGTCCATATGAATTTTTAACACAACACTCCTGCTCACTACCATTACCAAAACCACTTGCTGAACTAGGACTAGTCCAAAAATTAGGCCATCCTGCTACATTTCTAAAATCAAGATCTAAAGATTGGTCTACTGTACTTTGTATAATCTCACCATCTTTTATATGCATACCCCACTCTAATGTTGTTCTATTATTAGCAGGATTTATAGCATAAGGATAATTAATATTTAAAGCTCCTGTTCTTACTCTTAAATCACTATAAAAAGCATTATAATTTGCAGGGCTTGTTATAGGATAATAATACTTATCCCAAGATTCTGAACTATGCCAAAATTCATCATTATTATTACCTGCTTCATCAGCCACTGTACCAAATAAAACAAGACTATTATGAGGGCTTATGTTATAACATCCACAGGTGTTATTAGAACAATTCCCACAATTATTCATTGCTTCAGCACCATTTACATCTGCATTAGAATGAGGATAAACTACAGAAGCAAGTTTTATATAATCTCCAGGCCTTACATCAGAAGGCTTTGTGTATGTATTAAGTTTATCGGGATTAGAATTAATCCAAAATAATGGGCCATATAATAAAAAAGTTCTAAGCTGGGCAGGAAATAAATAATGACTAACAGCAGTAGGATACCCCGGACCATAGTCTCTATGACCTTCATACATCAGATCATATGCATTTTCACTTCCTGGTATTCCAACACCTACTAATAATGGATATGAAAAATTAGGATGAGGAAATTGTGTAAGAGGTGCTAAAAAATCTTCATCTCCATAAACATATGGAACAACACTAACATTAGAACCTGTTCCTTGAGCTATACTAGAATTTATTGCAACTTTCTGGACTGGCCATCCTAAAGCTTCTCCTAATCTAGTTTTGTCATTCTCTTCTCTTTTAGCTCTTACAATAGAAAATCCTGTAATACCTTCTTCTTCAACATTTAAAGAACTAAGATCTACAGTAAATTCTATTCCTAATTGTCTACATATTAAGACATTATTCAGCTTCATATTCCAAACACCAAATATACTATTATTACTTCCAGTTATTTCCCAATCACCTGCGTCATCTCCATTGTCTAAATTCACAAGATAATTATTATATTCATCTGGATTTTCTCTAGGCATAAAAAATGTAACAAAGGGTGGTACAGGATTTGCTAGATCAGCTCCATTACCTCCATCATTAGCAAGAGCATTTGGTGCTTCGTTTCCTGTATATTCAGCATAATATTCATTTTCTGCATGATCATATCTAAATGGAAATTTAATATCTCCTATCCAATTTACAAAACTAGCAGATCCTTTATTATTATAAAATATAATACCAAATCTATATATTTCACCTCTTGCATAACCTTTATATAGACTCCATGCATATGGATTTTTTAAATTAGGATCCCCTCCATATATATCATAAGTCTGATCTTGTACCCCTAAAGACACATTATTTTGAGGCCATAATGAATCAGGAAAATCTTGAAGTCCAAAAGGATCTAAATTATTTGTTTCTATAGGATTAACATAACAAGCTGTTTCAGGCCAAGGATCAACCCAATATTGATTCCAGTTCATATAATTACCTTGATCCCATTCTGGATATAAAGGACTTCCAGAATAGTGGGATATACTATTACCATAAAAATATTCTGTTTCATCTTCTCCCCAACCAATTACATAATCAGGATATGTATCTTTAGTTATAAATCTATAACTTACATTAGGTCCTTGTCCTCCTAATGTTATTCCATCTGCTTGCCATTTATATTGATCATTAGTAAACCAATCTGGATTAGAAGCTAAATTCTCATCATTATAAGGATTTATAGCATCATGTTCGGTAGGTAAAGTAAGCCAATTTTGCCAATCATCTTGTTCATTACCTTCAGGCATTTCTCCATTAATTGTAATAGTATCACCACCTAAACTTTCTAAATTAGCCCAAATACTAGGAAAATTTACACCGCTTCTTTTAAACCTATAGGCTCTTGCATCAAAGTCTACATTCCATGGAACATTAACTACATTTCCCATAAATAATTTATTATCTTTAGAAGATATAGTTTTAACTTTCTCAAAAGATATTCCAGTACCTCCTATAAACTCAGAAAACGATACTATTATTTTTTCCTCTGTTCCAAGTAAAACAATTTGTTGTGTAGGATTACTTATTAAAAATTCACCAAATATATATATATCAGAATCAATAGCATTTTCATTAGGCCTATAAATAGCAGCTACCTCTAAATATGAATACGATAAATCTATATTTGATATTTCCCATCTAATAGAATTTGTTGTTAACGTATTTGCATTAGCTGCTGTATCCCATTCTACTCCTTCTATTTCACATGCTGATGCAGCATTAGTATCTGGATTTAAATCACTAGTAAGAGGTACTAAATTACTTAATGGAGACCAATTAGTTACAATACCTTCATCATTTTTATATCTATAAGCTATTTGATATAAACCTCCTGGTAATTGACCTCCCTGTTCTATCTTCTTCAAAAGAGGTATATCTAAAGCAATCTTTGGTGCAATATCTAAGAAAGCACAACGAAGAGCCATAGCATTTTCTTTTGCTACATTTAATTTTCTAGGAGGATTATTAAAATCTGTAAAATAAATATTCTGTGTACCTGCATTCTCATATCTTCCTATAGCTTGTATAGGATGTTCTAATCTAAAATTAATACAATTATCTCTTGCATAGACACATTCAATATTAGTTTCAAGTGTACTTTTATCATAAGTTAATCTCCATATTTGACCATCTTCTTCATGTGGAGATGTTGTAAATAAATATATATCATCTCGAATGGTAGTATGGCCTATTACTTGTAAATCATTTGTATTAGTTGCTAATGATATAATATCTGTTTGTCCTCCTGTAATAATACTAACCAAACCCCATATAAGTAAAGTTTCTGTATCAAAATCAAAATAATATTGAAGTTCAGAAGGAAGGGGATTGTATATAGGATTTAAATCTTCATCTACTCCTGTTTGCCATTGTGTATCTGGATTAACTATAAGATCATATATAGCTCTAACTTTACTTCCTGTTCCAGATTCCATATATAAATAATATGATTCTTCCTGACCATCCGCATTAAGCATAGTTATTGATACTAAAGAATTTGGAAGCTCATTTGTCCAAGTAGCTCCAGGTTCAGCATTAGTTATTTCAAATACATTAGGAGCAGGAGGAATTTTTACACTAAATTTATTTCCTTCTATATTAACTAAAGCTGCTGATTCTTTTTCATGATGTGCAACAATCCTAACATTAGATCCATCATAATACATATTAGGTTGAGCAGAAGTCTTACTAATATCTTTATTCATACCTCCAGTAAAAGTGTTTACACCGAAAGTAGGAAATTTATTATTTGGATTATTTGGTATTGCCATTATCTAAGTTTCCTTTGTTCTGGGTTAGCCAGATCAGTAAAGAAAGATCCATATGAATTCATATTAGGTTTTAGTTTAACCCATTGATTCTTGATGTTTTCAGCCATATCTATATTAGGCATGTTAGCTTTACCTCTAGCTTGTGTTACATACCACTCCCAATCTCTTTGACTATCTCTGTATATAGCTTCTGGCATTTGACCTTTTCTAAACATAATTCTGTCTAGCATAGTTTGTATATAAGCTTTTATAGCTTTTTTATAACTTATCTCATCTGGTATCATAGGATAGCCTTCTTTATCTACCTTAATACCTTTGAATGAAATCAATAAACATCCTTTGTCGAAAGATGTTACTATAAAATTATCATTTATATAATAACATTCTCCCTTCTCACCTTCTTTATTTATTAAAGGAAAATTATCAACATCTACTTTTTCTCCGTCTATATAGTTTGTTGTAGATGCATTATTAGGTGTTGTGGAAATAGCTCCAAAACTTCCTGAACAAAGTCTTAAAGGGAATCCTTTATAAGATATTTGTTCTAAAGAATGAAAATTACAGGGTAGTTTTACTTTATGATCTTTTACACATATTTCTCCAACTAGATCTACATAAGATACACCTGCGCCTATAAGCTCTAAAGCTTCTCCAGCCCACTCAATGATATCCCAGATATCTAGTTCTTCTCTTACACCAGAGTCTCTATAAACTCCTTCTATTATTTCATATACTGATACATATTTATAAATCATTCAAAGTAATCTACTTCATTATTTTTTAATAATGCAGCTAGTCTTCTTTTATTTGTACGTGTAGCTTGAAAACTATACACACTTTTATTCTTGACTACTGCTTCCCTTTTTAACCAATACCATCTATAATTAAAACCATTTGTATGATCATTAAGATGATATATAACCTTTTTATTTTCCCGCGTTGCTTTCCAATCAATCTTCAATTTATTTTTATTCTTTTGAGAATAATTCATTTTCTTTTTCTTTATTCTCAAAGTTCCTAACCTATAAGGCATTTTAAACTCGTGGGACTTTAATAAAATATTATCCATAATAAGTTTATTAAAATCTTCACATATACTCCTATATTTTTTATAACCTACATTATAAAAATCCTCATAGGTTTTATAAGCGTTTTTTAAGGTAGCGCTTTTATCTACCTTTTTGAGCCGCTTGTTGAGCGCCTCCTTTGATTGGTATTTCCCCATCTTGTTTCGCGTTATTAGTTTCATCTGATGGCATAGACAAAGTAACTCCTAACTTACTTTGTAAAGTTAGATTAGTTATTGTCTCAGCCATACTTAAAGAAAGTGGAAAAGAGGAATCCCAATCATAGTGACAACTTTTACCATCACACACATTAAATCTATAGATGTCTTCTGGATCTTCAAAAACTCCTGTAACCTTTACAGCTTCTATTAGTAAGTCGCTACTTACGTATAGATGATTATCTTTGACATACCATCTATTTTTAGAACTCGTATATTTATTATATGAATTCCATTTACGTCTAAAGTCAGTTGTTTCTGAAAATGGTCTCTGTCCATCTAAAGATTCAACAGCAAATATACTGTTTCTCTCATTACGTTGTATAGTTCTTGGAATCTCGTTCTTCGATTTTAATACAAAAACACCTAGATCTACTTCACAAGCCTCTGAAGCATCTACGGGTTCTAGTTGTACATATTTGAGAGTCTCGATAGCAGATTGTGGAATCCTCATCTTCTTATTCATAAACTGTGACAAAAGCATAGACCTCCCCTGCTTAACCCAATACGCAATCTGTCTATCATTAACTTTTGCATCATCTGAAGAAACACCTCCATATGCTATATTCTTGATATCATAAACTAATTCTCTTAATGTTACCGCCATTAACTAGATATTTACTTGTAAATAACCTTCACACCCCTTTTCCTTACTCCATATATACGCCTGCGCGCATCTTAATGATTGATAGCCCATTAACTTGTGCCATGAATCATTTGCACATATAGAAGGAATAAATCTTACTTTAATTCCTCTATATTCATTAACCATTTCTTTATGTAAATGTCCACAATGAACTTCTCTAAATTTAGTTCTTGAGAACATTAAAGGCTGCTCGGTAGCCATTATTAGTGGCATTTCAGCAGCTTTCTCTTTATCACCGTGAGTAAACATAATCATATTCACTCCGTATTCATAGTACTTTCTACTATCTAAACCATTATCAACTGTTACATCTTGATCATTTTTAAACCAAGCAGATAAAACTTCTCCCGCATAAAACATACGTTCAAAGTCATGGTTACCTTGTACTATGACAATATCTACCGGAGCATACTCAGCTAAATAATTAGCTGCATCTATTATTAATTTAGTATACCCAATAAAAGACTTTTGCCAATCTATAGAATCACTTTGAGGTGTTCCTTTAGTTGTAGTCTTTCTCATCCCTTCAGAATTCATACCATCGTTTCCTATAGGTAATAAAAACCTATCGATATTTAATCCTGATGCTCTTTCATGTAGTTCTATAACAGAGTTCATAAAATGTTCTTCTGCAGTTTCTACACTATCATCTGTATCTTTACCATAATGTATATCCGGTAAAGATATTTCATATACTATAGAATTATTATCCTTCTTAGTATAAGATCTCTTCTTTTCAGGAGGAGATATTGTTTTCAGTTTTTCAAAGAACTCGTCTTTAAATTTTTGAGCAGCTTTACCACCATCTTTAGTTACTATAGAGTAACGAGTTTCACCACTCATGGTTTGCCAGATCTTAACTGACTTAACCTCATCCTCAGTTAATCCCTGAGCATGTATCGCTTCCTTAAGTTCATTAGTACTAATATTCTCATTCACATGTTCTTCTATCTTCCATATAAAACCACCAGCTGTAGCTCTATTTCCTCTTAGTACTTTATGAATACTACCGTTATCAATATCTGTTTTCTGTGATGCTTCTGAGACATCCTGGTAACGGCCCACCAGTTGTCCCTGCATCGTATATTGTAATACCATACTTATTAAGATATTGGATCCATTATCCTATACCAAATCTTACTTTTCCCTATACTAAAATCTCCATTAAAAGCTCCAGTAGATTTCATTTCTATACCCAAACCTACTAAATTATTAAAATCATCAATAGCAGGCATAGATCCAGCATATAAACCCGCTGTTACAGTACTATCATTCTCTGTAAATATTACAGATTTTGCAACACTAATCATAAATTTACTTCCTACCCACCATCCTTGTGGATCTGCAGCTACTTGGTTCCAGGTTATCATCATAGTACTATTAGAAGTTTCAGCTGTACCTCCTTCTTTAATCATATGAAACATTAAACCTACTGGTACTATAATTTTACCAGGAATTGCAGGTATTATAGTTTGTCTTGTTGTATTAAGTGCTTGATATTCTGCTTGAGTAAAAGGACCAAACTCATGTTCTATTACATATGTTTTATCCAATGTTCTAATAAGTTCATTCATATCTACTTCTCTCTGCATATTTCTTCCAAAGGTATTTTTACCACGTACTATTTTTTGGCCAAAAGCGCCTAAGTTTTTTACAAATTTTTCTAATTTGCCCATCGTTATTTTATTTTAAAATTATACATTACTCCTATATTATGAGTTTTATTTAATATCCCATATCTATATGAATACGAAATACCATTCTTACTACTAAACCCGATCATAGGAGAAAAATTAAACTCATCTTTTTTACCTCCTACTTCTGCACCGATATTCAAACTAAACTTCGGAGCTATAGTCTGAAGTGTAGTTTGCTTTGTGTCTATTATAACTGTATCTACTTGAAAAATATATTTAGGAAATTTAGGAGTATATGTTAGTTTTTGATCTAACAATTCTCCATCTACCCTAGTCCATATTGTCCCGTCTAGAAGACTGTCTGTATAAGTATTAGTATACTCTTGAATATTTAATTCATCCCAAACATCATCTTCTATAACTACCTTTACAGGCTCGTTTATTTTAACAGTTACAGTTCTTATAATAGTATCTATAAAAGGAATAGTATCTATATGTGTTACATGAAGTGTATCAGTATGAACTGTTGTTACTTCATCTATTACTCCTCCAACAGGTTTTGTACCACATTCTCGGAGTAATACTATCCATATTATTAACCCTATTATTATTAACCACTTAGGATCCTTCATATATTAAACTTTAATTCCAAAACATCATTTTAGCCGCTAAACCTAAAATAACTACCCAAATAGACCACAACACTTTACCAGCGCTATTTCGAAAAGACGTATTTCTATTTACTCGAGATACAATACCCGCGTCAGGATCTAGTAACTTTATTTTAAGATCTCTTACGTCATCTTTTATTTTTACTATATCCTCGTGTAACTCCGAATTTGAAATACGTCTACTCATTCACATAAGATTATTCTACTACTAATTTACCCATTAAAGGTTTCATCATATTAGCATCCAGTCCATAATCCTTTAGATCATCTAGTGGAATAGGAACTAATTCTATTGTAACTTTTTCGTCCATAATAGATTCCCATTCTTTATTTGCATTTTCTAGATTAGCACCAAAATCTATTTGGTTTTGAGAGTTTCTAATTGGAACTCCTTTGTCATCTACTCTTGCAAACTTCTTAGTAATTTCTTTATGTCTCTCATTAACAGAAGTGACTATGTCAGAAATTTGATCTAAATTTTTTGCTAAGGTATGCCATACTTTAGTTTCTTTGCTATTGATATAAGCAATACCTTGACTGATCGCTAATAGATCTCTATTAGTAATCTCCATTTTTGAATTTTTTGTTTTTGTCGCCATAACGATATTTAAAAATTATTATTATTATTATTATATTACAGTTTTACCTGGTCTTATAACTAGACATACAGTCGATGCTACAGGAGTGAATGGGCATGTAGCATCCGCTACCGCTGTACCACCTTCTGAGCCACTTGCTCTAATCATAATAACAGTATCACCTATTTTTACATTCTGAAAACACGGATCCGATGTGGATGTGGTTCCAGGACTTACTACTTCGAGTAAACCTACTTGATTACTAGTTTTATCTATCCACTTATTCATAGCTTTAGTAGAAGTATATTTACTAAAGAATGTAGCACCTAAAGATTTAACTTTTTCAATCAAAGAGGGTTTACAACTTTTTATTGAACTTGCCATTTACTTTTATTTTTTTATTAAACATTAAATTGCCCATTGACCGATTTCTACTACACACGCTCCACCGTATGCTTCAGCCGTAACTGCTTTATTATTATAGATAGGTACGAACATAAATTCTCCTACCCTCATTTTAATATCAGCATTACCGGCTATTAGTACTTGTACAAAGTCACTTGCATTAGTTCCCGAAATAACCTTTATATATATGTATGAATAAGGTGCTATTGCAGGAATTAATGATTGAGCTGACCCGGTAGCAATACTAACTCTTGAATTGTTCGTCATAGGAGCTTGTACTGTTAAACTATCTGTATTAGATATACTTAACACATCCGTCCCACAATCAGCACAACTTAATGTTTGAGTTATTGATAACGTTGCCATTTATTATATTTTTTATTAATTAAACAAATATTTATATTCTGAATTTACAAAAATAAACAAATTTATTAAAACGCCAAATTGTTTAGCATTATTTTATAAAATTCATCTACAGTAAATTTAGTGTAATTTTTATATCCTTCTGTAAATCTTATACCATATCTACTTAAAGAAGCTCCCGCTGATCCTGCTTTTTTAGTACCCCACATATCTAATTTAGGATCAAAAGATGTTTTTTGATTACCTCTTTTACCCATATAAGGATTAGGTACATTTGGATCTGTAACTATTTTAGCGCTATATTTATGAGCATCATTCATTTCCATAAATGATTCACATGAGATATGTCCTCTATTAGTTATATGTCCTTGACCTACTGCACCATATAAATGATACAAGAAGTCTATAGATTCTACTGAAGGATTGGATACATTATAGTTTTCATAATTAGAAACTATTATTAAGGCTTTAAATCTAGAGTATCCAGAACTAGTTTTATTACCATTTTGATCTACACCATATTTATGTACAGATGTAAATAATTTAAAGGACTCTTGATATAAAGGAGCTACTTCAAATCCATTTTTATTAGAAATCAAACTATTGATTCCATATCCTACTCCACTATATCCTCCCCATGTCCATTTTCTACTATTACTCTTACCACATACTTTTGAAGCTTCTATATCTCCTTCTCTTACTCCCTTACCTTGTTTCATAGCCTGAGGCTTAACTTCTGCAGGATAGTTAGATATTATTCTACTTGGGTTAGTAAAATGATAAGCACCTATAGAATTACTCATAAATGTTATACATATAGGGTTAGTATCTCCACCTTCAAACTCATGATACCAATCACTAAATCCTGCATGTACAGATCTATCATTCTGAGGATTAACTTGTCCCTCAGGTAATTCCATTAATTCTCTTAATAATGTATTATGATATTTTTTCCAATTACCTAATCCAGTATTCCAAGCTCTAGAATTTAATTCATAATCTTGAGATGGATGAGTATCAGGATTACTTCCTGGTATAACATTAGTCCATCCAAAAATACTTCTAAATTTAGCAGGTAATGTATTTGCATTAGCACCTTTATTACCTGTTAATGGATAAGTAAACCATCTTAAGTAATCTTTATCTTGTAGACCCATTGCTGTTTTCGAACTCCAATTTCCTAATGTATCTACTTTAGTTCCTCCAGACGAATAGTCAATCCACCAAGTAGGTGACCAATCCATAACCGATCCTGCATTTGGACCTGCTCCATCTAGACTACTATATAATCCTTTAAGATTATATACTGTAGGAATTACATATAATTTACCTGTATAGTTATCACCTCTTTCTAATTTTATTTTATTATAAGTAGGTACTATAACATTATTTTTAAACTTAATTAATTTCTTTAATACTCTTGTCCAAGTACTACTTTCTTTTACTTGAACATTGCCTACACTATTATCTCCATAATCATATATAACTTCTGAAGTTATAGGTAAGAATACATATATATTAGAATTTCCAAAAGACGTTTCAGGAAGTAATGCTGGCTCTGGTGGTTCTGGTTCTGTATAAACACACATACTTGGAACACTAAAACAATTCATTGGATCAAAATTTAATGCTGCTGGATCTGTACATCCTGCAGTATAACAACAAGATGATGGTATATTAACAGTAACAAGAGGATTCCAATTATATGCATTTTGATCTGTACAACCTAAAACAGTACCACATGGATATTCTGCTCCAGTTTGAAAAGCTACTTGAGGAGGTATACCATCTGAGTCTATATAACTTGTAAATTGTGCACAATCTTCCCAAACTGTAGTTCCATAATTAGCTGTTAAAACTTCTTCTGAACCTACAATACCTTGGCCTACAAAAGTTTCAAGCGGTGCTAATTCAGCTCCTACAGCATTATTAAATAAACCATTTACTTCTGCATATGGAGATTGGATTGCAGCATTTATCCAGTTATAACCTGATGTACCTGCAGCTATATTTAAGTCTGCAACTGCTGGGTTATTTAAATAATTCCACTCTTGACATTCACACGCTAAACCTAATTCTACATCTCCAGGTCCTTCATCAAAATCTATACCTCCTGTAGGTAAAGTTACACAAACTGGATTTACATTTTCATCAGGACTTTCTGACACATTATCTCCTAAAGTATCTGATAAAGGTGGAGGTGGGAATGAAGCTGCTGTAAGACCTGGTCCTTCTGGATATTCTTCCGGTACAGTAGAAAGTGGATTAGGTATTACTGGTTCAAGTTGTAAACCTTTAGGAGGGAAACATATATCACACATTTGAGAAGCTTTCTCAAATAAATCATCCATTACATCTAATGAAATACAAGTATTTTTACACTGTCCTTCAAAAGTAAGTACTGGTTTTTCTGGAACTATATTAGGATCTACTGGATATAAACATGACCCATCATCAAATGTAGCTGCTGGATTATAGTTAATAGCATTAGGATCCATACAATCTCCTAAAGGATAATTACATGTTCCGTTATTTACAGTAGCACAAGGATCATAATTAAGTGCTTCTTCATCATTACATCCAAATACAGCAGACTCTTGTTCTACAGCCATTTCACAGTTTTGATAAGAATTTAAAACTGTAACAGTATTAGTAGGAACTATTTGAAGATCTTCCGAAAGACTTATAGTAAATACGCAATTAATATCAGGACATTGACCTCCGTTATTTGGATTAGGATATTGACCACTATCACTTATAGTAACAACTTTGTTATTTAAATAAGCATCATCTAAATCTGCATTAGGTATAATATAAGTTATTGGAGGACAGGTCATTCCCATACTCATATAACATGGTGTTAATGTATAACTTGGAATAGGAGGATAGTTTAAACATCCTATTGCTGATTCTACAGGTGTATACTGATCATAGAAATCTTGTGGTAAGAAAGTTTCACATTCATTAAAGAAAGAGTCACTTGGATTCGCCTGTTCAACAGATAAAGTAGTTGTTATTTCTAGCATATAAGGATTTATATTAAGTATAGTAACAAATCCTTGTGGTATACAATCTCCTGTTCCACATATACCAGGTCCTATTATTGATTCTCCATCTGCTGCTACTATTCCGGAACATATTTCAGCTGTATAACATTTTCCTGTAAATGGATAATCATCTATTCCATTTACAGTTGATGGAGCTGATGCTAATTTAAAATTATATCCTCCTAGTACATATTCTAGAATTTCACTAGAACCAAACATAGTATCTTCAGAAATATATGCAACAAAAGTATCATCAGGATCTTGACAATTAGTAAATGTAAAACAAGTTTCAACAGTATTACAACATGATCCACAAGATATATAAGAAGCATACATTGTAACTTCTTCTGCTACAGATGAGTTACATGAACATTCTGAAGGTATTGCTGCAGGTGTTTCTTGGTTTTCTTCTGCCTGTACACCATATGTTTCTGGCCATCCAAACACAATAGGATTAGGATTACCGTCTGTTAATGATGCAAAATTATTTTGTATAGGAGCTAGAGTTGAACTAGCACATCCAGATGGATTTATAAATTGCATAATTTCAGTATCTACTGAAAATATTTTTTGTGTTCTATTCCATAAATGATGATCTGTCCCTGTACCATATGCAGTTGCAATATCTTCTGCTGTTATAGCATTATCTTCAGGATCAAATTGTGATAAGTATTCCATAAATCCATATGGAACCTGTTGAGTAAATTCATCAAACCCTAGCATAGCAAATGGATTAATTTGAGGATCACCTGACACATCAACCACAAAAGGTCCAAATACATCATTCCAATTATAACTTTGTACAGTTGCAGTTTCTTTCATCAATACATAAGCATAAGCATAACAATTATTAGCATCCATATTACTTTGTCCTTGATCATCATATATTGCATTAGCAACAACACAATTTCTAAAGTTATTCATAGGAGCTCCCGTATATGTTTGTAACCCCTCATAATAACTAATTGGATGATCTTGCCAAAGATGTATTAAAGGAGGATTGAATATTCCTCCCACTACTAACTGATAAATTACACCAGCAAGATCATATCCTGGCGCAGCATTCATAAGATTATTAAACGCACCAGAACCATGAAACATCATAAATAAATCAAAATTAGTATAACCTATTACAACAGCACATCTACTTTGACTATTATTAGAATCACCATCTTGCCATAAATAATTACCTACATCAACAGCTCCTCCATTTCTCCATGCATTCCAAATAGATTCTGGACATGATGGAGCCAGAAAAAGTGTTGAATTATAATCAGATGATATTGTACCTTGAAGTACATTAGTATTGGCAAGAGGAAATACTTGATTATTAACACAAGGTTGATACTGAAATCCAAAAGCTACTATATCACTATCAGGTGTATCAGACGCTTCAAAGAATTTAGACATTCTATGATAGTTAATATTAAAAGTAGAAGTTCCAAAACCTGGTGGTAATTGTATTTCCGCATCAGCTTGTGGTCCTAATTCAGACCAATCAATACCTTGATAGTTGTCTGATATTCCCCATGAATGTCTTGCTCTTGGAGGAGTTTCATTAAGAAGGAATATTGCAGGAGCTTGTAAACCTGTAGATTCAGGTTCTGGTTCTGATTCCAAACATGTTTGACATTCTACTTTATAACATACATTTGGATATTCATTTAATTGTACATAAAGATTTCCTTCATTATTTAATTCTTGAGATGCGTTAGCAGTTGTACATAATGATAATATATCTGCATTACTAGTCCATATAACTTCTGGTCCCGTTTGACCTATAGCTACAACATCTGATTCAGTACATACATCTAAATCTGTATATAATGGATTATCAAAATTTGCTCCCGTTTCAAATACATCTTCAAATACTGCATATTGAGTTTCGGTTGTATCACATCTTGTAAGTTTAACACAAGTTATATTAGCTATTGCAGGCTCACAATCTTCGCATGAATCTACATTACCTTCTATATTAACTTGATATTCTAATCCTAATGTAAGATCAGATATATCACTTACTTCAACTGCTTCTACATACCAACAACTTGTACATGTTGGAGATGTAGCATCTGCTCCTGGATCCCATACAACTAATCCTCCATTTATAGCAGCATTATCTAAAGTAGAATTAAATGCCTGACTAACATAATATACTTGTCCTCCTATTTCTGGAACAACATTACATTGTCCATCCATATTAATAAAATTAGGATCTGCATTACCATATAAACCACATACTGCTCTTTTATCTACTTGAGACCAATTCATTGCAGTCTCTGCAGTAATACCTGTAGCTGCTGCTGAAGGCATTCCATTTACTATATAGAAATCTCTTAGATTTAAACCTTGACCCCATCCCTGCATTATACTTGCTGTTTCCGGAATTCTTCCAAGAGTATATATATCTCCCCAAGGAAATGCCGTTTGTCCAGTTCTTTGTCCCATAGGAAAAGAATAATCAAATGGGTTTCCTGGCATAGCAGGAGTCCAATCATATACAAAACTAGGATCATTAGGATCTGTATATACATATGTAGTATTTAGAGAAGCGGGATTTCTATAATATTCTTCCCAACCAAATGGAGGTCCAAATCTAGTTAAAGTATTACCTCCTTGTTCTGGCGGTCCATAGTTTCTCCACCAAGTAAAGTCAAACTGATCTGCAGTAATAGGAGGATTATATTCATTCTGTTGTGCTGTAGCTGCATTTTTTGTAAGATCATAATCAGCTTCTTGTCTTGTAAAATGTTGGAATCCCATAGCATGCATAACTTCATGAGCTGCTGCTGCATCAATAGATACATTTAATATTTGTCCTGTTCCATCTGGATTATCTATTATAATATTAGGCTGATCAGCTTTTCTCCAATTTTCATTTACATCGAATATAATAAGATTACCACCCTTTTGCCATTTGTCTTGTAATGTATTAAATTGATGATAACCCCTTAAACAAGTTGCATAGACTCCGTCTACAATTCCTGCCGGAGCAGTAGAACGTGCATCGTCAGTTAAACCCATAGCAAATCTTATTTCACCGCATTTTACATTTGTAACTGGAACACCTGTATCAATAGAAGTTGCACCTACTATTGCTGTATCAGTAAGATATCCTTTTGCACTATATATAGAAGGATCTGGTATACCAAGTACAGTATCAGTCCAATATAAATAATTATTTGGAGATCCTTCAACAAAAGTATTTACAGAAGTTAAATCTACTTTAGCTTGTTCTACTCTTGAATTACCCGCACTTGGAGTAGGAGGATTAGCTTCTGTAGTTAAAGGTGGATTATCACCATATGGTAAAAACTTTAAAGTTAGATTTGCTCCATATCCACAATCTGTATTAAAAGTACTATTAAAAAGACCTTCAACAGCTCTTAATGCATTGTCTACTTCTTGAACAAATTCTGGAAATGTTACTGTTTGTGATTTAGTATATCCTGCACCATATTGACCTGCAGTCTCTCCCTCACCTGTAGGTTGATAGTTATTACAACGACCTGTAGCATTAGCTGTTCCTGGTCCACTTTCAGGTAAAACAGCAATTCTAGTATCTGTTAGAGTTGGAGGTGATGTACTTGTATCTTTCCAATTCGATATTCCAAAAGGTAACAATGAACCTGGAGCTACCCAACTATAACTTATATAAACAAACTGATCTTCTCCTGTAGAAAGATCTGCTATAGCATCAACTATTTCTTGATGTCTCATAGCTACTCCAACATCTATTATACCAGGCATAAGTCTATTTGATATAGCTCTCCAAGAATGGTTTAAACCTCTTACACCATAAGGACTACTATCAGGTATACTTGAGGTTGTTCCTGTGTAACAAGTTCCATCTGAAGATGAACAAAGTTCAGTTGCATTAGAACACTGAGTAAGTTTATAAGCCTCAAGTCCTGATGGCATACTTAATGGAGTAGCCTCGGCATAATCATATGTTTCATCAATTACTGCATCTGCAACATTATCAGATGAATTACATGTTTTACATCTTTTTAAATATTGTGGTAATCCTATACCTATATTTTTACCATTTAACGAATAAGGATAAACACCTATATCGTTTATATTTTCATTAGTAATATTGTTTAAAACTAATAATTTATTATTAGCTATAGTGTATCCAAATGATGTAGAAACATACATTTTATAATCCGGTCCTATCTGCATATCATATATATTAACAGATTTACTTGATGGAGCGGACATTCCAGGTACACCATATTTAAATTCAAACTTTTGATCGCTAGTATTAGAAGCTATTAATTTTCTATAAAGTACTGGCATAGAAGTATTATTATTACAAGCGTAATATAAATATTTAGAATCAGGGCTAAACTCTACACCGCCTATTTCTTCTTTTTTAATTACAGTACTTACAAATGTTATAACACCTGTAGAATAGTTGAAAGTGTATAATTGTACAAAATCTCTATTCTTTTCATCTTTACCTGATATAGATATATATTTATTATCAGGAGATACTTTTATTAATGCATTTCTTCTATACGAATCGTTAGAATTAAATTTTAAATTACCTGCTAATGTAGTAGTTACAGGCGCAGCTATACCTGTAGAGCTTACTTTATGAGCTCTAAATTTAGTACCATCTGTAGCTCCTGTTCCACATTCTAATATCCACCATACATTAGATCCATCTGCAGGAGTACTTGTAACAGCTAATCTTTCAGTCGAATTCGCTATTAATTCAGTATTTTTACCTACTAATTCTACTTCTCCTAATCCTCCTACAGTATTCATATTTATTTTAGACCATTTTACAGGACCATCAAAACATGTATTATAAACTAAATAATACTTATTAAATACATCACTAGTAGTTCCTGAACTAGGATCTGGTACTACAATACATTGTTGTCTTGCGTATTTATTATCTCCTCCGGATCCTCCATCTAATAATTGACCAGGAAGACAGTTAGTCATTCTTTCATGGCTAGAATTAAATACTTCTCTACCATCTGAATAAAATAATAAATCACCTCTTTTGTATTCTTTAGTAGTAATTAAACCAAAAGTAACATCTTTTTCAACACTATGTATAGCAGTACTAGTAGGAGCATAACTTTTTGAAGATCTTGTCCATCCTTTCATATTACTTGCACCTCCATTTTTAGTTCTAGGTACACCTAATGTTTTCCATATTAATCCTACTTGTTTACCCCAAAACCAATTAACACCATGAATAGGATTAAATTCTGCTACCTTCCATGAAACAGAAGATAATGAAGCAGGTGATGAGAATGTTATTATTTTATTTTCTATATCTTTTACAACAGACGGTGCTACTGATACTGGTGCTTGTTTAATATCTATAGGTAATAATTCTTTACAATCTTCACAAGGATTTGTATTACAAGAATCACAATTTCCTACTACACCATCTCCATTATTAGTAGAATTATATATAGTTATATTAGAATCTTTTAATACTCCTGTACAACTAGCTGAACTAGATACAGTCCAACATCCTGTATATGTAACTCCTGATACTAATAATTCAGCTTCTATTACTTTACCTACATCTCCTGCTACTAATCCACAAGTATTAGATACTACTTGATCAGCTACATATGAAGTTCCACAACAAGATGATAAAGTATAACAAGCTGTAGGATTAGTACATGATGTACAATCTGTATAATTATCAGTTAAAGTAGCAGTAGGATAAACAATATGATGAGGACCTACTATATCCGAATCTACTGTCCAACAATACTGATCTTCAGAAGATCCTAAACTAGCTATTTTAACAGCAAATGAAGTTCCAATATATCCATGTAAAGTAGGACTAGATGTATAATCTACATCTATTTGTACATTAGAATCATCACATCTTGTAAGAGTTATATTAAATTTACAAGCACTACAACTAGAAGCTCCATTAATTATAGTTTGAGCTGCTGCAGAAGCTAGATCAGTAGTAGTTCCTAAAGTATCTACCTGTCTACAGAAATTTTCTCCTTCAAGTTGTACAACTCTTCCAACATAAGCACTTATAGAAGGTGTTAATGTAGAAGTTGTATAAACAGGAGAAGTACTTAAATCTCCACATTTTAATAATCTGTAACAAGTATCTTGAACAGCATTACATAATTCACACGATCCGTAATTAGCAACGACTGTAACATCTACTGCTCCAAGACATCCACCATCTCCCCATTTATGTACTTTATAACATGTACCAGCAGTTCCTAAATTTACATATAAATCAGCATAAGCAGCTAAATTAGTTTGTGTATATATAGAAGCTCCACTGTCACATTCTATTAATTTATAACAACAATCTACACTAGTTGTAGAAGCCTGACAACTTTCAGTACTTACATAACTAGTTACACCAGGACTAAAAGGAGTCCAGTATTGACAAGGATTATTATAAGCTAATCCTGTTGGAGCAATCTCATATTTACCCCCTAATGTTATAGCGCTTCCATCTAAAGCACCTGTAGATAATACCACAGGATATAATTTACAGGTAAGACTTATTGCATCCCAAGTTAGAACCCAACCTTTAGTACCTATAATTTCTAAACCTTTTACTAACTCATTAGCTCCTAAGCTTAATGTACTAGATAGGTCTGCATTAGTTCCTACTGTTAATGATGTAGGATCTAAAGAAAATAAATTATCAGTTGTAGATGTAGAATTTCCTGCACCATTACCAATAGCATAATAAGTACCTGTACTCATATGTACTGAGATATCTCCTACAATAGCACAGTTAGCATTATTTAATGTACTAACTATAGATACAGTACCGTCATAATCAACAGTAGCTCTTTGTACTTGAGTTACACCACCTGTTATACCTGCAGTTATAAGCTCATCATTATCATTAAAATCTAATGCATTGAATACATTTAAACTTGTTAATGATCTAGTAGTTGTATCAATATGAGGAACAAACCATTGTAAATCATGAGCTGTATTAGTAACATAACCATTTCCATGTTTATCAAATGCAATATCTTTTATTGTTCCGCTAGGAGTTATAGTTGATTGAATATAAGCAGTAGAACTAACTGTCCCACCTGATGTTTCTATATATCCTAAACTACCATCTCCAAAAGATATCCATAAAGCCTCATCATTACTAACTGCTTCTACACATCTATTTAATTGATCTGAATTTTGCTGATTAGCTGTTATTTGATATACACTTCCTACTGAAATACCTGGATCAGTTGTAGTTCCTAATATTCTTCTAGGAGTACTTCCTATAGTACAACAAGAAACTAATAATTTACACGCATAATCAGAAGTAGTATCATCTATACCAACGGATCCACAAGCTGCACAATTATCACTAGAAGTTAATAAAGTAATACTTGTAGTTCCACTAGATCCTGTAGTTGCTACTGTATAACAACCTGCATATTCTGATACAGTAATTACTTTATCTACATGAGTTCCTATACTAGAATCATTAGTAATTAAAGTTGCTCTATTAGCAATACCTGCACCATTAACTTCATAGTTCCAAGTATCTCCACTATTAGTAGTAATATCTCTAGCTAAAGTTAATTCACCCGTAGCCTGATTTACTGTATATCTTTTATCATCTACATATCCATATAAAACAGTATCATCTGTCGACAATCCTTTAATACTATCAGCTAATCCAGCATTAGTATTAGCTAATAAAGACCATGTTCCAGCTGCATTTTTATATACTCTTTTTAAATGAGTAACAAAATAATCAGTTCCTATCACAGCTAATCCAAGAGGGGTTATACCCGCTTGAGCATTACCTGCAGGAGTTGTAACCCCTGTGGCTATAACAATAGTAGCATACTTATGACCGCCTGAAGTATTAACAATAGCTATTAAATCAGTAGCCGTACCATCCTTTCCTGCTATTAAAGTATATCCTGTTATAGTAGCTCCAGCATCTGATAAAGAAGTACCTGAGTCTACTGTAGATGTTATAGGATCTATTTTATATATTTTATATGTAGTACCTGTTCCAGCTAATAAATATATATAATGAGTTTCTTTCTGAACTGCAATATTTGCTCTATTTGGAATATCACTTACATCTGCTACTAATGTTGCATCTAATGCACCATTCAAACTCCATATTCTACCATTTTCATCCATAGTATACTCTACTTGAGTATCACATGGAGTTAAACTATGGTATGTAGATGAACTATATTCTCCTGCTAAAGCTATATTATTAACACCTTTTTGTACTCCGGCATTAAAACTCATACCTGAAAAATCTATATATTCTGGATCAAACTGAAAATTATGAGATCCTGAATTAGTTATTGCTGACATATATTGTCCTGAATAACTATCATTATAATTTGAACTATAACCTCCCGTATTAGATATAACATTTGGAGAAGCTACATATACAGTATCTGTATAAGGAGATCTATATAATGAAAAGAAAGCTTTATCAGAAGAAGAATTTGGTACTACTGTACTAGAACTTAAAGTATTATCAGCAGAGTTTAATGCAACCTGACGTATTTCACACTTATTAGTAGTAGTATTAAACCATGGTACATATAATGTATTACTTAAACCATGCTCCCATTCTAAATCATATGCTTTAGCTCTAGGAATTAAAATAGGACGTTTTGCATCTTGTTCACCTGCATCATTAATATCTACATCAAAAGATCCATAATTAGATAAAACACTTGTAGATTTATTAAAATCAAATACTTCTACTTTAGCAGTTGTAACTGGAGTTCCTGAAGTACCTATTGTAGATTGATAGATAGTTGCTACTTTAGTAGCATCTCTATTAAATTTAATACATGCATTATTAGCTGCATCATTATCATTATAAGAGCTACCTATAGCTGTAGTAACAACAGCTGACATATTAGGATTATTTCCTGTTACAGCTGCAGCTTTATATACATGAAATTTATTATTACCAGCTTCTTTAAGAATGATACCATATTTTGTAGTACCCGCATCATCATAACTAAATGCGCCTAATCTATCAGTACATTTAGCAGGTAAATTAATAGTTACAGCTTTTTGATCTACTGTACCTTTTCCACCATCTCCTGTCATAAGAACAGTAGAAACATATACTTTTAATTGGTCCGCAGATAATGCAAATATCCAAAATCTATTTGCATCATTGTAATTAGGAGTAATAACAACACCTTGAGCAAATCTATTATCACCTCCTAAACCACCTAAAGTGGCTCCATCCATATATTGCTCATCTGTACTATTCCAAACTGTAGCACCATCAGTACCAAATAACATAACCCCTTCATTATAAGATGTCCCAGGATTATAAGCACTATCTGCACAATAAGAAGCTACACCGGCAGGAGCATTTAACTCTTCAGTAAATAATGCTGTACCAAAAAACACAGCCGATGGTGGTAATGCTCTTTCACTGATTTGTGCTCTTGTACCAAATATAAATTGTTTAAACTTACTTCCTGCCATTTATTTAATTTTGTAATATTATTTCACCATTTTCAAAGCATACTAGTCTTACCCATCTTTCAGATTCATGGAATCCTATATTTAGACCTATATTATTTTCTTTAGTATTTATATAATACCCTCCAATACCTTCTTGAATAGCTCCTCCGCCACCTCCTAAAAATTTTACTATATCGCCATATTTATAAGTAAAAGTAGGAACCCATACTAAACTACCTCTAGCTTGCCAAGCTTCTTTAACATTTCCGCATACACTCCATCCACCAATATTTATTTGAGTATAGCAAGGACTATTAAAACTTTGATCTGGAGTTTCACAATAATTAGAATAAATAGGATATCCATTTTCATCTAATCCTCCTACTAACGGAGATTCTCCTAACCATTGAAAATATAAAAATTCATCTGTAGTAGCATTATCTCTAGGAATAACTTTAACTATTTGTCCTGGTTGATATGTACTATCTTTATCCCATATAGCAGATCCTCCAGCAGTCCACTTATCACCACAATCACAAGGTTCTGGAACAAGACCACTCATAATATCTATATATGCTCCAAGGATTTTAGCTTCACATAACATATTATCATCTGCTTTTCCAAAAGCTCTTCTTAAAACAAATTCATAGACTTTATCAATAAAGCATATTTTAAGATCCTTTATCCTCTTTTCTATATCGTATTTTGTATATTTATTAAATGCCATTATAATTTTATAATATATGCTACTACATAATATTTAGGTAAAATACTAAATTTATTAGGACTAGATTTTAATCCTACTCCTCCTCCTGTATTACCAGATAATTGAACTATATGACTATGTTTACCATCTGAATTTGTAGCTGCAGCTTTAGCATCATTTGTATTTACATCTCTTGTCTTAACAGTTACGCTTTTTCCTGCAGATACATCAGTACTTACAGCTGCATCACCTGTGAAAAAATGTTGATGATTACCTCCTGATGCAATAGTTGGAGTTACATTTTGCATATCATGAAAATGAGATGGAATATTTTTAGGATGTAATTGTATATTATTACTACCATCTGTACCTCCCCCTCCTGTATTTCCAGGAGCAGCAAATGTACTATCATCTTTACCTACAACAAATTTACCTCTTAGATCAGGAGTATTATTTGTACCATCACATAAAGCCCATCCTGAAGGAACACTAGAAGTGGATCCAGACCACATAGTTATTATACCTTTTGGTATACCAAAACCAGAACTATTCATAAGGTTTAAAAGATTACCTACGAATATAGTTTTGCCACAAGGAACTGCTGCTGCTGTTGACACCATCATGTCACCTCGTGTATTTCCATCATTTCCATCTGAAATATAAACTTGACTAATGGAACATCCGGGAGATCCTGGCATAGCTAATGCACTAGGTGTACCAGGTGCAGTAGGCGCACTTGTATTTCCACCTGTTGTTGTTCCCGAACCTGTAGTTGTTGTTGTTGTTGTTCCTGTTGATCCTGATCCTGCTGAAACACCTTCAGAATAAGTATTTGCATTATTATCAACACCTACTGCAGGAGGATAATATTGACTAACTACATTATCTGAAGTACTATCAGAATTTCCATAAGATATTCTACCTGTTTTTCCTATTTGTGATTTATAATATTTTTTATTATTATCACAATCAGGACAATCTTTTTTATATGCCATTAAAAAATATTAGTTGCAAGAATTACAAGGTCCTTTATAAGAACACAATCTATTTACTTGTTCAAATATTTTTTCAGCTTCTTTTGTTTTACCACACTCTGCTGCATAGGTTAAAGCTTTATATAATGTGAATGCATCTAAAGCTTCTTTTCTTTTTTGATCTGTAGAGCAATCTTCACATGATCCTAAATCAGAAAACATTTTATTTACACAACATTTTATTGTTCCATAAACCCACGCAAAACTACTTGCGCTTAACCATTGATCATTTACTTTTACTCTATATTGTATTTTATAAATACCTTGGGTCATCACATCACC